CGCAGAGAGTGCAGGTGAGGCGCAGCGGAAGGCGATCGACGACTGCACGTGGCGGGACCCAAAACGCCACTTCCGATTCAACGTCATCGGCTCGCGGGTGGTCGTTGTCGGGACCGAACCGACCGAACAGTGGGTGACAGCGCCGGACGGCGAGGAGTTCCTCGCGGGCGCGTGCCAGGGTCATTCCGCGTGCCCCGTTGATCGGCACGAGCACGGATGCTTCGCGGACGACGGGGCCAACTGCGATCACCCCGAGGATCACGAACCGACCGAACAGGAGCCGCGTGATGTGTGACTTCCACTGGGTTGGCCCCTTCTGGGGTGGGGAGCCGGGCGTGGACGAAACCCACGCCTGCGACGAGGTGAATGGCCACGACGGGCGCCACCGCTGCGCCTGTGGTGAGACCCACGAACCGACCGAACAGGATCCCGCATGACGACCACCCTCGACCGTGTGAGGAATCTCGCCGAGGAGGGCATCTCGGATCCCGACGAGATGGCGGCCATCCTGAAGACGACGCGCCGCACGGTTGATCGGTATCGCCGGCAGCTCGGGATGACGAATAGGCCCGGCCCCACGTTGACGCCTGAGCAGGAGGCTCGCGCGAAGTCCCTCATCGACGAGGGCATGTGGATGACGTGGATCGCAGATGACCTAGGCCGCGACTACGGCTACCTGCGCGAGCGGTTCAGGCCTGGCATCCCCGAAGACTTCTACAGCGTGTGGCAGTACATCCGGCAGCGGCCCGAGCTGCTGGCTCTGCATCGCGAGTTCGCCCCGAAGATCACGAAAGGCAGGCGAGAGTGACCGATATAGACGAGGTGCTCGAGACTATTCGAGCATTCGAGGAGTGGCGCGAGGAGCACGCTCTCAGCGGTGAGGAGGCCGTTGAGCAGTATCGAGCGCACCTTGAGGTGCAGACGTACAAGCAGGCGATCGACACGGTTAGGGACGTGCTCGACGGCGACGAGGATAGCGCAACGGCGCTGGAACTCATCCGCCGGGCGGTGTCTCGTGTCTCGTAGGCGTCGCAGGAGGACGGACCTCCCCGAGTTCACCGGCTACCTGAACGCCGCTCATATCGGCGAGGAGCCGAACCCGTCGTGCATCGGACACGAGGATGAGTTCGTCGACTACGAGATTGAAGATCTGCCCACTAAAGAGGATGCGGAGCTGATGTGCGAGCGCTGCCCGATCGGCGAGTTGATGCCGGTGAAGCCGCAGTACGCGGGGCTGTGCAAGCGGAATGCGCGTCACGTCCGCCCCTATTGGGGCGTGCAGGGCGGCATCGTATGGGTCGAAGGCAGGCAGGCCCACCTGTTCAAGCCGGATGATCCGCGCCTCAGTCCCGCCTACTGGGGGAGCGAGGACGAGCCTCAGCAACCTCCCAGCAAATAGTCCACTATCGGGCTATGCGGCGGTACACATTTAGGCTAGTGTTGTCCTTGTCACCGCAACCGCGGGGGCTCTTGAGGGGGAGAACTTCAAGAGAGGAGGACGACATGTCAGGACTAGGTGGTAAATCGAGGAGAGGGCGGGCGCTGGGGCGCCCCAGCCTCCCCGCCCCGAAGGTCGGCAAGACGACTCCGAAGCATTCCAAGAAGCGGACCCGCTGGGTCGGGCACTGACGAAACTCAACATCTAGCCGGACAGTCGACTAATCCACCCCACATCTTGGGTTCACATTTAGTCCACTATTCTGCTAGCATCGAACTTGACCACACGACCATCACGGGAGCACTAGGGAGGCAACCATGACCACGACGCAGACCGCCAACGACCAGAGGCTCCGCGCTCTTGTTGCGGAGTACGTGAGCATCAACGAGCAGATCGAACAGCTCAACGAGCGGAAGGCGCTCATCGCCGCCGAGTTCCGCTCGCTCGGCAAGGGCAACCACAATGCCGTCGACTGGACGGTGCAGGTGCAGCCGAACCGGCGGCTGAACGCCGAGGCGTTCGAGGCGGCTTTCCCGGTGGCGCAGCACCCCGAGTTTTATAAGCCGACGATCAACCTCGCGGCCGTCAAGGAGCGCATCGCGCCGGCGGAGCTGGACAACTGGTATTCCGAAGGGGAGCCGCGTGTCATCGTCAAGTAGCGCCACCGTCAACCGCCGCGACATCACCCTCGAAGAGGACTTCGAGTACGTCACCATTTTCGAGAAGGCGTACTACTGGGTGGCGCGGCTGTCCGGCAATCTGAGCACGGGCGAGGCCGCCGAGATGTCTCGATCGGGCGGAACCAGCGCCGAGGCCCTCGCGAACCTGGAGGCGGCGATCACGGAGCAGGGGTGGGTGATCGAGCCGTGACCACCTGGACCCGCGCCGACGCGCACAATCTCGCCGAGACCGCGATGCAGCTCGGCCTCACTCCCGACGATGCGATCGCAACCCTCTACGTCGGTGCGCGCCTGAGCGCCCACGGCTTCACGTCCGGCGTGCTGAACGAGATGATCCGGTGGCAATACGCACGGTGGGCGGACGATGAACGCGCCGTGGCGGAGAAGGAGGCGACGCTGGGGCAGATGCGCCGGTTCTTCGCCAAGGCGGGAGGGCTCGACGCATGACCACCACCCAGTCCGCCTACTTCGATGTGATCGAGACCGCGATCAAGTCGCAGCCCCGCACGCTCCAGTTGGAGATCGGCCCGTCGGAGATCGGCACGTCTTGCGAGCACTGCCTCGCCGCGAAGCTCGCGGGGTGGCCGCAGGCTGGCGAGGCGGCTTGGCTCCCGTTCATCGGCACGGCCGTGCATGCGGCGCTCGAGGAGATGTTCCAGCCGCCGCGCTGGCTGACCGAGACGCGGGTGAGCGTCGGGTTCATCGCGGGCAAGGAGATCCACGGCACGAGCGACTTGTTCGACACGGTGGAAGGCGTCGTAGTAGACCACAAGGTCGCCGGCGCTACGACCCTGAAGTCGGCGAAGGGTGGCCCGAGCAAGGTCTACGAGGCGCAGGCACACCTGTACGGCCTGGGCCAGATGCGCGCAGGCCGGGCCGTGAAGAACGTCGCCGTGTCGTACCTGCCGCGCAACGCCGTGAGCGTCCGGCAGGGCGTGTGGTGGGAGGTTCCCTTCGACGCCATTCTCGCCGTCGACGCGCTCGACCGTGCGACGGACATCGCGAACACGGTCCTCGCCCTCCCCGAGGACAAGCGGGCCGACTACATCTCGAATCTTCCGCGAGCGAAGGGCTGCTACGACTGCCCTCGCTACGCGGATTGGGGGCATCCCGTCCCCGAACTCCCGACCCTGGACGAACTGCTGGGCGTCGGGTGAACCAGGAAACAAGAGACAAGAAGGAGAACACATCATGACGACCATCGACGACATCCTCAACGGCGGCTCCGGCAAGGGCAAGACCGCGAAGTTCGACAAGATCGGCAAGACCTACGCGGGTCCGGTCGTGAGCGCCGAGATCCGCCAGGCCACCGACCCGGCAAACGGCAACGCGCCGGAGTTCTGGCCCGACGGCAACCCGAAGAACCAGGTCGTCATCGGCCTCCAGACCGACGAGCGGAACCCGGAGATCGAGAACGACGACGGCGTGCGCTACATCTACATCAAGGCGTGGGGCGAGCAGAAGAAGGCTCTCCAGGCTGCGGCGCAGGAGGCCAAGGGCTCACCCGCCCCCGGCGACTTCTTCACCGCGACCTACGTCGCCGACGGCCAGAAGACGAACCCCGCCTTCAACGCGCCGAAGCTCTTCAAGTACACGATCAAGAAGGGCAACCCCCTCGACGCCGTGGTCTCGGAGCCCACCTCGACCGCCACCCAGGCGGCGCCGGTCACGACGACCGCGCCCGCCCAGGCTGGTGTCGACCCGGTGAAGGCGGAGCAGATCAAGAAGCTCATCCCGCTCGGCCTCGACGACAACCAGATCGCCGGAGCCCTCGCGAACGTCGGCGTGACGGTCGCGGATGCCGTGGTCGTGCGCGCGCAGGTGAACGCGGCGGCTGGCCTCCAGGCGGCGGCTGCGTCGTCGCAGGGGTTCTGAGCAAGACCCACAACTGAATAGCCGAGGACGGCTGGCCTAACTTCCGTCCTCGGCATGGCCCTGACGCTCAGTGGGAGCAACGCTTGCCTGTCGAGCAAGCGGGGCGGGTTCAACTCCCGCCAGGGTCGCGATACAAAACTGTCCACTATTTCCATCCGAAGGGAGCACGAGCATTTCCACCCCGACTCCCGCCCAGGGCTACGCCGCCGTCGCATACCCGTACCTTGAGCGTGGCCTTTGGCCCGTTCCCGTCGAGGGCAAGATCCTGCTGGTGCGCGGCGCGACGGGCCGCGATGGCATCGTCAGCGAACCGAAGGTGGCCGACTGGGCCGTAGAGCACGCCGGAGCCAACGTGGCCCTGCGCGCCGACGGATGGATCGGCATCGACGTGGACGCCTACGACGGCAAGATCGGCGACAAGACCCTCGCCGCGCTGGAGGCGGAACTCGGCGAACTGCCGGTCACGATCTCGTCGACGAGTCGCGGGCAGGGTCAGCCGAGCCGGATCTGGTTCTACCGCGTGCCGCGCGGGATGCATTTCGTGCATAACTTCCCCGACCTGGAGGTCATCCAGTACGGGCACCGCTACGCCGTCGTGGCTCCGAGCATCCACCCCGAGACCGGCCAGCCCTACGCCTGGTACGGCTACGAGGGCGAGCTGCTCGACGAGTTCCCGAGCATCGACGACTTCGAGGAACTGCCCGAGGCGTGGCTGAACCGGCTCGCCATCCCGGACGATCAGAACCCGCGTGACCTGCAAGGCTTCTCCGGCTCGGTCAAGGAGTGGCTGGAGCGCGTGCCGGGCGGCACGCCGGGCCTGTGGATTCAGGAGGTCATCAACGACATCCCGAAGACCGACTTCGGGCACGACGAGATGGTTTCCCTGCAATCCCGCATCGTCAGCCAGGCGGCGCACGGCGACACGGGCGCGGCCCAAGCGCTGGAGATCCTGAAGGCCGAGTGGCTGCGTGACCCGTACAACACACCGGAGTATCGCCGGGACTGGGACGTGTCGCTTCGTGGCGCGATCGAGAAGTTCGGAGCCCTCGCGCCGGCGTCAGCCGACATCCTGAAGCAGGATCAGGTCGCGCTGTTCCGCAAGGTCGGCGCGGACGGCTTCCTCGACTTGTGGACCGGCGTCCCTGAGATCCCGACGCCGGAGTCGCTGCGCGAGCAGGTGGAGAAGGTGGTTCACGCGGCGCTCGGGAGTGGGCTCTCCGCTCTCGAGGCGGCGACGCTGGGCTGGCATTCGGCCGCCGCTCAGCGTGACGGGGGAATCCGAGGCGGCGTCGCGGACGGGGATACGAGCGCCCGCGACGCCGCCCTGGAGGAGATGTGGAGCCTGGCGAAGCAGGTCGAGGAGCGCCTGATGGCGGAGCCGGTGGCACAGCCGGAACCGTCGACGGAGGTCGACCCGGCGAAGCCGCGCCGCGCGGTGACCCTGCTTCTCGACGAGGAGCGCGAGCAGGCGCTCAGCACGCAATGGTGGGGTACGGAATACATGCGGGTGATGCGCGAGACGCACGCCGTCATGTCGGACGAGTACTACGAGACGCTGAAGTGGGTGGCGCTGTCGCTCTGCTTCGCGCACAAGGCGGTGATCCCCTCGGAGGAGGGCTACGACATCCCGCTGAACTTCTATGTGGTCATCATCGGCGGATCGAAGACGGGCAAGTCGCGCAGCATCAAGCCGGTGCAGGAGATCGCGAAGCGGTTCTGGCTGACATCCGGCGACAATCCTGACATCGGCGGCGATGCGACGCGAGCTGCGCTGACGCAGGCTCTCATCCGCCGCGACGGCCTGCCGACCCTGTTCCGTGCGGATGAGGCGGACGCGACGATTGCGGCTTGGAAGAACTCGAAGGGTGAGTTCGTCGGCATGGCGCAGGCGATCACCGACATCTACCTCGGCGACGTGCCGCCGATCAACCGCGTCACGCACAAGGACATCTCCGGCATCCACGCCAAGGCGTTCTTGAACGTGGTGCTGTCGGGCATCGACTACCGCATCGCGGACGCGATCGAGCCGGGGGACTGGGAGACCGGCTTCGTCAACCGCTTCGTGATCGCGAAGGGTGAGCGCAAGGCTCGCACCCGAGACCAGAAGAAGTTTCGCGTCAGGCGCTCGGCTGGCGGGAATGCGCAGACGCAGAGCCTGCATCACTGGTACGACCAGTGGGCCGCGAGGTTCAACCGCATCGCCAGCACGGTGCTCATGCCCGCGGCGGGCGAGAAGATGGTCTGGATCGACTTCGAGGACGACGTGGTGGAGCGCCACACGGACGCCATCGAGAGGCTCGAGGCGATCGCGCGGGCATCCAGGTACACCGAGAGGCTCGATGCGACGTTCGGCCGCCTGGAGGAGACCATCCTCAAATGCGCAGCCCTGGTCGCCATCACCAGGGAGCGCAAGGTCGTCAACATGAGCGACTACCTGATCGCCCTGGAGCAGGGCGAGGCGTGGGTGAACCGGATCGTGGAGCTGGTGTCGGCGACCGACCTGTCGCCGAGGGCGAGGCAGGTGAACCGGCTCTACGAGCTGCTGGCGTCGAGGCAGAGGTGGAGGGTCGCGGACCTGCGTCGTGAGGAACAGTACGCCGGCGACTATCGCTTCCTGGACGGGCTCATCGCCGAGCTGAAAGCGCAGGGCCGCATCGACACGGATCGAGACGCGGTGTGGGTACTGAGAGAGGGGGAGTCATGACAACGGCTCTTGAGCAGGCGCTGGATTTCTACAAGCGCCACAAGGACATGGACCGCCAGGCTCGCTTCGACGCGGCCGTGGCGCTGGGCGAGTGGGGCGTGTTCAGCGCGCGGAACATCGCCGACATCGTGGGGCTGCCGAAGAACGTGGTACCTGCGCTGATCGGCAAGAAGAGCCGAGACGGCGGGAAGTTGAACCCGGCTGCGCTGGAGCACATCGCCGAGGTGGCGAGGCTCTGGGCGCGCGGCGAGGTGGATGTGTTCGCCACGAGGCGAGCGATCGACGCCGGCACGACGACGTGGGTGGTAGCTCGCTTGACGGGCATCAGCAGGTCGCAGATCAGGCGTCAGTACGAGAAGGCCGTCAAGTTGGCGGGCGAAGGGAAGGGGGAGTAGTGGACTACTCGAATCACAAGGTTCTTGAGCTTTTCGCGGGACACGGGGTTGGGGTGGCGATCAAGCGCCTCGGCGCCAGCGAGCATGCCGTCGAGATCAACAAGGATGCCATCGCCACGCGGCGGCTGAACGGCATGGACATCGCCTACGAGGATGTCTGGGATGTTCACCTGGCCGAAGGGCTGGAGCACGATACACAGTGGGGCTCGCCGCCTTGCCCGACGTTCTCGGCCGCAGGCAAGGGCTCTGGCCGCAAGCAGATGCCGCTGATCCTCGACGCGATCAAGACTGGCGTGTGGCAGGACATCCACGCGCTGCGCCAGTGGTCGGACTCGCTGGAGGATGCACGTTCGGGGCTGACGCTCATCAACCTGCACTACGCCTACCGCTTCAACCCGACCTACATCGCGCTCGAGCAGGTTCCGACGGTCCTGCCGATCTGGGAGGCGTATGCCGAGGAGTTGCGCTCGTGGGGCTACAGCGTGTGGACAGGCAAGCTCTACGCCGAGCAGTACGGCGTGCCGCAGACCCGCACCCGCGCGATCCTCATGGCGAGGCGTGACGGCAAAGAGGCGAGGCCGCCGAGGCCGACGCACTCGCGCTACTACTCCAGGTCGCCGGAGAGGCTCGACCCCGGCGTGAAGAAGTGGGTCTCTATGGCGGAGGCGCTGGGCGAGGATGGGTTCACTGTCGTCAGCAACTACGGCAGCGGCGGAGACCCCAAAAACCGCGGACGCCGAGACTCCAGCGAGCCAGCAGCGACGATCACGAGCAAGTTCGATCGGATGAAGAAGGAGGTGGCAGCGTGAAGCGAGCAGTGAAGCGCATGGGGCGCGGCATGGTTGAGCGCTACGGTGAGCGCCCTGGGCGCCTTGTCACCGAGCCCTCATTCACGATCCGAGGGCTTGCTGGCGGCACTGAGCCACACGGCTTCGTCTGGGAGGACGACATGAAGAACACCGCGAAGGTCACACCCCGCGAGGCCGCGGCGCTCCAGACCTACCCCGAGGACTTCGAGTTCGCTGGCACGAAGGGCAGCGTCGGCCTCCAGATCGGCAACGCCGTCCCGCCCCTGCTGGCGGAGGCCGTGCTGAAGGAGTTGTGGTCGTGATGGTGTTGTATCGGGCGAGCAACCAGGCGCACGCCGCCCGGCGTCCGCTATGGGCACCTGCGCCAACGGTGATGTTCGGCGGACGAAGCAACAAGGTGGAGTGGATGGAGGAAGCCCTGGCGCCCGACCCGCGCGCTTCTGGCGTCCGCGTATCTGTGGAGGAGGCGGCAGTCCTCCAGTCCTACCCTGGATCGTTCGCCTTCTCTGGGTCTGTGTCTTCGCAGTTCCTCCAGATCGGCAACGCCGTCCCGCCCCTGCTGGCGGAGGCCGTGCTGAAGGAGCTGTGGTCGTGACAGCCCTGCCGCTTCCCTGTTTCCCCTGGCCGCTCTCCGACGCCCGCCTCGCTCTCCTGAAGGCGGCGAAGGCGTCGCTGGATAGTCCACTGCTGATCGTGCCCGTGGAGGCCGCCTACGGCTCGCCAGGCCGTGTTCTCTGCTTCGGGGAGACGCCGGACTGGCTCTGTGCCACGGCCCCGATCCGCCCGGAGAACGTCGACAGCGTGACCAGCATCGCGGGTGCGCTGAAGCTGTGTCTCGGCGAGTTGGAGGGCTGGGCGCCGAGCGAGCAGTTCGACGAGGCCTGGCTGCTCGGCAAGTGGCTCGGCGGAGAGGTTCGCAAAGTGCGCGAGGAGCGCTGGAACGAAGACATTCAGGAGTGGGAGGAGGTCTGGACATGACCATCGACACCGCCCTCTACCTCGACGAACTCGACGAGCGTGACAGCGCTCCGATCGTCGATCATCGCACGGCACCGCTGTTCCCGACGGCGGGGCATCCGGTGACGGGCGAGTCGTGGAGCGAGTTCTTCAGGCGGGTGAAGGCTCCGGCCGAGCCGGTCGAGGCGGAGCCCGTTGAACCCGAGAAGATCGCCATCCTCGAGCCTGCTCACGAGGTTCCGCTGGCGGCGCTCAGTGCCCGCTCTACGCCCGCTCAGGTGGCGAAGCGGCTCATCGGTCAGGGGTGGGAGGTTCGCGTCTCACAGAGCCGCGTGGCGGTCCCTGCGGTGCTTTACGTGGCGGACGGGGACGACTACAGCGCGGGTGATGTGCGCTATGAGGCGCACGAGCTGGTGACAACGGTGCTGGTCGGCGTGAAGCGCGGGGACGACGGCCGCGTCGGCCTGGCCCTCGACGCGACGTGGACGAGTCGGGATGGTTTCGCAGGCGCGAAGACGTTCGACCCGATCCTCGGGCGCGAGTGGCGCAGCGGGTATCGCGCGCCCCGCAAGCCGAATGAGATCGAACTCGAGGACGGCATCCAGCCACCGGCCTCGCTGGAGCAGTGGTTGAACATGGTCGCACCGAAGCCGGTGCGGAAGAAGAAGGGAGAGGTGGAATGACCCTCACAGGTTTCAAGGCGAAGAACCATCCCCAGCAGACCGGCAAGAACGGCGCTCGGGACGAGGTGGACGACCGCGGAACCCGCTGGGAGGACTTCGATGAGTTCGACCGGCTCTACGGGCCGCACACGCTGGACGTGGCGGCGGCTCCGCACAACGCGAAGTGCGAGAAGTTCTTCACCCGCGAGGATGACGGCCTGGCGCAGTCCTGGGCGGGCGAGCGCGTCTGGTGCAACCCGCCCTACTCGGACATCGGCGCATGGGTGCAGAAGGCGTGGCGCGAGCGGGCGGGGACGCTCGGCATCACAATGCTCCTGCCCGCCAACCGCACGGAGCAGAAGTGGTGGCAGGAATGGGTCGAGCCCTACCGCGACGACAAGAACTACGGGCTAACGGTGCGGTTCCTGCCTGGCCGCATGAGGTTCGACCGCCCGAACGCGGTGATCGGGCCGAAGGGCGACAGGCCGCCGTTCGGGTGCTGCCTGCTGATTTGGAAGGGAGGCACGGATGGCTAAAGGTGCTCCGCGCGGGACGAAGCGCACAAAAAACCTCGTGATCGCACTGACGGACGAGGAGTACGAGACGATCCTGTCGGCTGCGGCGTTCGAGGACATGTACGGCGCCACCTGGGCGCGCAACGTTCTCCTCAGCCGGGCCCTTGGGCTCTACCGGGCAAGGACGTGGGGGCAGGCCGCATGACCCTCCTCCTCACCCTTGACCCCGGCGTCACGACCGGCTACGCCTTGTGCGCCTTCACCGACGCTGAGCCGCTGAGCCTTGTCGAGGCGGGGCAGATCGACCGGGGCGTCGACGGCTTCGTGGAGTGGTGGCAGGAGCGCTGGGCTGACGATGCGCCGGACTTCGTGGTCGCCGAGGACTTCGTGGATGACGGACGCACGCAGAAGCCGAACCTCATGCCGCTGCGCATCCTCGGCGCACTGCGGGTTCTGCATCCCGGCTTCATCTCGCCCCGCAACACGGCGATGATCCACGCCCCGGACCCATTTCTCCGCAAGCACGGCCTCTACGTCAACGGCCAGCGCCACGCTCGCGACGCGATCAGGCATGCGTGGGCCTGGGCCAAGACGACGAAGCACCGACCGACGATCGAGAAGTACTGGGGGAGAGGACGATGACGAAGAAGCGCAAGAAGAGGTGCTCGTGCAAGGGGCGCAGCGGCGAGTTCAAGGAGGCATACCCGACCAGACGAATCGCGACGACCAGGGCAATCCGGCGCGGCGGAGTCTTCAGGACGTACCCGTGCCCCGAGATGAAGGGACGATGGCATGTCACACATGGATGAGGTGTCGAATGCGTGAAGTCTGCACCTGCGGAGCCGTGTTCGAGTTCATCTGGCCAAAGACCAACTGGGCCCCTGAGCGCATGGAGCAGGTCTACGGGTGGCTCCTGGAGTGGCGGGAGAACCATCGCCACGAGCCGCGCGAGCCGGAGCCCGAGCCCGAGAGGCAGGGAGCCGGCATGAGTGACAACCAGCTCGCGCACCGCGATCGGGACTGGTCGCACCCGACGATCGGCTTCACGCCGAATGGGTGGTGACGTTATAAATCTCGTACATAAGCAGGATGTCGGATAAATCTGACATCCGCGATAGTCGCCTATATCCCACAAGGCCCCGGCCACCCGCTGAGATGCGGGGCCGGGGCCTTGATCGAGATACTTGGATCACTTCCTCTCTGTGCTCGCTTGGGCCGATTTCTCGGCACTTGGGGGCTCAGAGAGGGAGCGTCAGGCGGTCTCCGTTCCGCCGTTGCCGCGGAAGGCGATGGTCGTCAGGACGGAGACGAGGCCCGCGAGACCGGCGATGGAGCCGACGCCCGCCCAGTCCACGTCGATGAGGCCGGTCACCTCGGCGGTGAGGGCACCGACGGCGGCCTGCGCCACGGTCGCGACCGCACGGTCGAACACGTCGATCCAGAACTGCTTGTCGCTGTACTTGCTTGCCATGTTGTCTCCTTGTTAGGCGGGCGTGGTAGATCCCAGTTTAGTGGACTAACGGGCCTCGATCGGCTGGCGGGTGTCGAGCACGTCGCAGCCGAGCAGGACGAGTTTGTCCACGTAAGCGTCGGCATGATGCCCGCAGTACTGGATCTCGCGGCCGTCGGGAAACTCGAAGTAGACCTTGGCGGTCACGCCACGAGAGCCGCAACGGGGTCCGTCGCAGAGGTTCTCGTGGATGATGAGTTCCATGACCTGAGTTTACTCTTCGGGATTGCCCGCTAAACGATCTTGAGCGACCCCAGGTCGAAGCCGGTCTCGGGCAGCACGTCGAAGATCATCGTGCCGGGAAGACTGTCGCGGCCCTTGATGTTGCGGTACCAGTCGGAGCCGCTGTCCAGGGTCGGCGCGCCGAGCCACATCCGCTCGCGCTTGGTGAAGGGGTTCTGGCCTGCGACGCCGGCGCCGAAGGAGTGATAGTGAGCTGTGACGCACACGTCGGCGCGGGTGACCGCCTGGTCGCCGAATGCCTGCTGTGTCCACCAGTCGATCGCCTTGCCGGGGCCGAACTGGTTGCCGTGGACGAGACCGATGGGCGTGCCATAGAAGTCAACGCAGATGGACTCGTCGTACTCGTCGGGGAAGTGCCAGGTGGCGTCGAGTCCGGCAGCGTCGGCAACCTTCGCGACCTGTCGGTGGACGAAGATGCCGAGGTCGTCGCTGGGGCGGCCGAGGTTCTGCTTGCCGCGACGCCAGGCGGAGTGGTTGCTCGGGACGATGGCGATTTCGACGGGTGCGTAGCGGTGCGCCATCTCGATAAACTTGAACATCTCGGTGGCGTAGCAGTCAAGCTGGTCGGGCAGGGAGAGGTCGTTGGTGTGCATCGGATTGCCGCCAGATTCGAAACCCTCGAGCCCGTCGCCCCCGTCGAGGATGAGGATGCGCTCGGGGCGACGCGCGGCGAACTCCTCATCGAGCTTCTGACGCGCGTCCTCGAGTCTCTGGAGCAACTCGACGGTGCCGCCACGGCGGCCGGTCTTACCGACCTGCCAGTCGGCCAGGGTGACGACGGTGCCGCGCTGTGCGGGCCTGCCGCCCACGCGCGACTGGGGGCGCTTCTCGGCTTCGGCGTAGAAGTGGGAGAGGGGGAAGGTCTCGGCGAGCGATACGCCTGTCTTGGGCCAGGCTGTGATGCGGTTGGATGACTTGCCATCCCCGTAGGCGATCGACTTGATGCCGATGTTGTAGTGATCGGGGTTATCGCCGGTCGACCGGATCAGGTCGCGAGCGTCTTCGAGGGTGACGGGGCGGTGCCTGATGAAGTTGAACTGGCGGCCGTTCGGCCCGTCCGTTATGTCGGTGGTCTCGCCGTCTTTCAGGCTTGGGGCACCATCTTTGGTGCGGGACTCGTCGACCTTCCCGCCGTGCTCCTTCTTCACGTCGACGACCAGGCCGGACGAGACGCCCCAGTCGGCCATGACTTCCTTCTTCGGACGATTCAGGCAGTCGGATACGAACTTCGGATCATCCCAAAGGGGTGAACGAGCCATCGGTGGTCTCCTCTCGGGCCGAGGCGCAGGTGGTATTCAGTTATCGAGGCAGGTGATCCGGCCACATCGGGCGGGGACGCTCGGGCGTCTCAACCCAGCCGCCCCACTCGTGCAGGATGTTCGCGTGCGAGCGGTAGGCGTTCCGCTCGGTCTCGAGCTTCTCGACGCGGGCGCGAAGGTCTTCGGCGATCTCGAGGGCGAGTTGCCCGGCGTCGATCTTGTTCCTGTTGCGGCCGGTCAGCCAGTCGCGGAGAACCATGGCCGCACCCGTGATGGCGACTCCGAAGAATCCCCACACGGGTCCAGGGATGGTGTTGAGCCAGTCCATTGTGCTGAGCTCAACGCGAGAGGCGCACGTTGTTGAGCGCGTTCTTCAGGACGTTCGCGTGAGCTTCGGTGATCTTCGGCCAGGAGTTCGTCTCCCACGACGTTGCGATCTTGTTGTTGTAGTCCGCGGGGGCACCGGAGTGCTCAACATAGAAACCGGACACCTCGTTGAACAGGATGTACACGGTCACGTCGCCCTTCTTGTACTGGGCACCCTTCATCTTCATGTCGTCCTCCTCGGACTCTTCTACTGGGTTCTGCTCGGGGAACGGCTCCGCTCCCTCGCTGGCGGGAACGGCCCGCCAGGGGTCAAGGTCGATGATGTGCCAGGGCTCGTCGATCCCGGCGATGTCTTTGGTGATGGCTCCGCAGAGGAAGCCTGCAGTGCGGCACGCCTCCCACACCTGAGCCCAGGTGAGCCCGTTGGGGTCCACGTCGATAGCGAGAGCGTCGACGAGACGGCCGCCCGTGTGGCGACTGCTCGACCATGTGCCGCCATGCGACGAGGTGCCGGGCCAGGCCGCGCCGAGGCAGTTGCCCTGCGCACAGGCGCGGTCGCGGGCCTGCTGCTGGATGTTGAGCGGGCGGTACACGTTCCATCCGGTGCGGATGTAGAGCGTGCGGCCCCACTTGTTCTCGGCGTAGCGCTTCGCGGCCTGCCACTTCGCCCAGGTTCCCTGAGAGAACTGGAACTCCCAGTAGCCATTGGAGTCCGTGCCGGACGCCACGGTGAACAGCACCCCGGCGGGGATGCGTCCATTGGCGTACTTGGGCATGGTCGGCGTCCTCACTCGATGTACCAGGAGCCGGTGAGCGGAACTACGTCACTTGCGTCAAGAGAGCCGGATCGGAAGGATGCAGGGACGGACAGGATGCCGGTGGAGGAGAGAAGGAGCTGCCCCTCGGCCCGGTTACTGGTGGCGCGGAAGTGGCCGAGGAAGATGAGGCCAGGCGGGCGATAGCCGACAGGAACTGTCAGCAGGTGATCCCAGGACCCGCCGACGGCGATCGTAACGGCGCCCATGATGTCGACGCGCTTGCCCATCCTACGCACGCGGGGAGCGTGGACGGGCGTAGCCGACCAACCTGTTCCGAATGTGGAGATGTTGACGGTGCCGGAGTCGAAGGGCACCCACGCGGAGCCGCTGTCGATGTAGTCGGCCCCCGTGTCGGTGGCGTAGTAGCGCCTGCCGCTGACGCCAGGTTCGGGCATCGCGGACTCGAGGCCGGCGAAGTACCAGAGGTTGTCGACGAGGGCGGTGTCGACGGACTCGGCCATCGCCCCGAGGTCAATCGGGAGCGACCACTCGTCGCCGTAGTCGGGCGACCAGATCTGATAGTTGTCAGTTTCGGCCATTAGTCCACTATTCCCCTTGCATTCCAGAGTACCTGATTACGCCGTGAAAGTCGCAAACAGCGCAAGCACGGCGTAGGAGCCCGTGCCTGAGGGCCAGATGCCGTCGCTGACAGGATCGACCTGGAGACTCACCGAGATGGTCTCCTCGGGGATGACGGTGGCGCTCCAGGTGTACTTGGGGGAGATCGACGCCTCGTAGCGGTCGAAGCCGAGGAACCACGCTCCGGTCAGGGTGGGCGAGGTGCCGACGCCCGCGAAGGAGAGCCGGTGGTTCACGTCGCCGGGGGAGCCTGGGGAGGTCTGCGTGAGCAGGTGCGCGGAGCCGAGCGCCATCAGGTTGACCCGCCGCGCGCCTTCAGGTACCAGCAGCGACGCGGTGACGACGGTGTTCCACCCGGCGCCGAGCCCGAAGTTCGTTGCGGTGTTCGTTGACTGCGCGGGCTTGGGGATGGCGTCGTAGACCTCCTGGAGTCGCCGGAGCTGACGGGCGAGATCCTCGAGGCTGGCGGCGGTGGTGCGGTTGAGGCCCGCAGCGGACTGCTTCGTCGTGACGGCGGCGTTCTCGACGCCGCGGATGCGCTTCTCGACTTCACGACCCCATGGCTCAGCCAGGTCGGGCAGGTTGCGACGGGGGAACACATCGTTCGGATTCATGACGAGAAGATCCCTTCCACCGTGAGCACTGCCTTGTTGAACGGGTCACCGTCGAGCCCGTTCGTCGTCCACACCTGGAGCGCCACGTCGACGTTCCCGTTGGGGGTGAGGGCGCGGCCGTAGACGGGCTCGAACCAGCAGGGGAGCCCGTCGTTCATCGCGACATCCTTGAATGGCTTGAAGGAGAGCGACGCGGAGCCCTCGATGACGAGGCGGCACACCACATCGGGGTCGGACGTTTCGATGCCGGTGGAGAAGGCGTCCATGAACTCGCGGGGGCTGCGGGCGGTGCGGGGGGAGGCGTAGGACGGGTTGAGGTTGTCCCAGGTGAGCGAGCCGCCGGGCGGGACGGTGTGGGTCTCGAAGTGGAGGTGCGCGCCGAACGAGTTTCCGGTATTGCCGACGTAGCCGAGCGTCTGCCCCTGGGAGACGCCGGCGCCCTGCGAGACGGCCGTGGCGGACATGTGGGCGTAGAGGGTGTAGGCGTTCCATCCGGCGATGCCCACGGGGCCGTGGGAGACGATGACGTAGTTGCCAAACCCGTTGGAATAGTTGACTGTTATGGCTGTTCCGTCTGCGGCGCAGGGGATCGGGTTGCCCGCCGCAGCCTCGCCGCCGGCGAAGTCGATGCCTTCGTGGAAGCGGCCCGAGCGCGGCCCGTACTCACTGGTGACGCGGCTGAGCGGGAACGGCCAGATGAAACTCGGGGTCGAGGATCCGCCGGTCTCGGCCTTGAGTTGCACGTTGGCGGTGGCGATGACGTTGCACCGGCCCTTGCCGTCGAAGGGGAGCACGGTGGACAGGACGGTGTTCCAGCCTGCCCCCATCGCGAAGCCGCTCTTGGAGACTCCCGCGGTCCGGACGATCGGCAGGTCGGTGAGTGCCTGTTCGAGCAGTTCGAGCTGGCGGGCCAGTTCGTCGGCTGAGGTTGCGGTGGCGCGCTCCGTCCCGCCGACCCGCTCGTCGACGACGCCCCACTGCTTCTCCGCCTCGGCGATGCGCTGCTCTACGGTGCGGCCCCAGAACTCGGCGCGGCCGAGGTTGCGACGCGGGAAGGTGCTCAGGTCAACTGCCATCGTAGAGTCCCGCCCATTCGACCTGCTGGTATGTGAGGCCGTCGTAGATGGCCTGGACATCCGCGTAGGTGCGACCGATGTGGAACTCGTCCATGTCCCCGAATGTCAGGTCGTCGTCGGCTTGGAAGGAGATGGAGCCCGGAGTGACGGTGGCCTGGCGGATGCGGTACGGGCGGCGCGTGGCGCGGTCGAAGTAGCGCGCGCCGTTGACGTTGCCGAACACGGGGTCGCCTGCGGTCTGGAGTGTGTTGACGGCGATGGTGTCACCGGAGATGGCGGGAACCTGCCCGGCGTACTGGCGGGCGGCACGGGTGCCGGCGCGGTACACGTCGTTCACCGTCGACAGGAAGGGGTTGTCGATTGTGACGCCGATCTCGGTGCCGGTCTTGGATGCGGGGATGCCTGTTCGGATGCGCTTCTTGCGCTTGTTGAAGGCGACGCCTGTTCCAATGATCCGCAGCGTGGAGTAGCGGTTGCCGGTGGTGTCGGACGCCAGGGCGAGCGAGAAGTTCGTAGCCGCCTCGCCGTAGGTGGTGGGCACGTTCGTCGCGCCCGTGAGGCGCACGTTGAGGCTGATGGTGTCCGGGTTGATGCTGATCTCGACCCGGCCGCCGTTGTCGGCCCACAGATCTGGGTCGACCGGGAGCCCATCGTTGGCGACGACGGTGTAGACGGACGAGGAGTAATGGAAGCGATCGACGAACTCCTCCATCACGGGAGCCTCGATGCTGGAGACGCTGGCGGACAGTTCGAGGGTGTACTCGGCGGTCTCGCCCGCGTTCACGTTGAGGATCTCGAGTTCAGGCGTCCACCCGCCGGGCGGGTAGACGGGTTCGTTCTCGATGGGGTAGTTGCCGTAGTAGTAGACCTCGACGGCCTGTGCGAGCGCCTGGGTGGAGAGGCTCCGGTCGCGGGAGGTGAGTCGCCCCTGGGCGATCTCCCGCTGACGGAGCGGGCGGAGCGTGACGACACCCTCGACGTAGTGGATCTCGGTGTCGGTCGCCGCTGCCATCTGCTTGAGGTAGTACCAGAGTTCGCCGTTCCAGCCAGGGAACACGACGGGGCGGTCGGCGATCTCCTCGTCAACGGCAGTCTCGAGCGCGGCACCGGCGAGCGAGACGTAGTACTCGAAGGCATCACCGAGGGTGCCGACGAACGGCTGCGCCTGCACCCCGTACACGTTGGCGTCGCCGAGGCCGGAGATGCACTCCAGTTCGATCGTCGCGGTCGCCTCGGTCTCGCGGGCGGCGTTGACGACGCCAAAGGTGGTTCCTCTGGTGGTGTCGTACAGGGTGACGGGCTGCCCGATGAGCACCTGCGGGCCGAAGGTGCGGATGCGCTTCCAGCCGGTGTCCTGCGCGCCGGTGATGCCCCGGTCGGGCATGGGCAGGCTGATGCTGAACAAGCCGACGGCACCCTGCGGGTCGCCCGCGGCGAGCGGCGTGGCGGATTCCTGGACGCTGTAGTCGTGGGCCTCGAACGTGTGGTCGCCGATTGTTACCCGTATACCCAAGATCCGACCTCCCTGAAGCTCGCGGCGGTCTTCACCCGTCCGCCGTTCGTCGTGGTGATGGTGCTCCAGGTTGGTGCGGCGGTGAAGCGTGCCCCGCTGTGGCCCATGCCGCCGACCCAGCCGCCTTGCAGTTGCGCGATGATGTCTGCGGTGAATCCTCCGTAGGGTTCGAGGCCGTAGGCGCCCTGCCCGTACCCCATTGCGGACAGCGGGGCGAGGGAGATGAAGCGGGCCATGATGCCCGCGATGGTGACGGATCCGTTGCTGGGGCCGTCCTTGCCGACCCAGATCCAAACGCCGGGGATGCCTACCGCGACATCGGTGAGGAGCAGTTCGTCGTCATTGCCGTGCTTGGTGAGCATGGTGTCATTGCCGACCTCACCACCGCCGAGGTGCTCGGTCATGAAGACGCCGCCGGATCCGGTGGCCGAGTAGGCCGCGCCGATCACCATCGCGTAGCCCTCGGGGATGGAGACGTAGGTGGCGTCCTCGACGCCGCGGAACCCGTCCGTGATGTCATTCATGTCGTAGACGGCGGAGCGGACGGGGAGGTTGTGGACTTCGCGGTCGGCGGTGACGACCGACGTGGGGGTGAGGCCGTAGACGAGCGAGGAGCCCTCGGTGTCGCACGCCATCGAGGGGTCGGCGACGCGGGCGGGGAGGACGTTGTGCCCGTAGGTGATGGGATCATGGAAGTAGAGCAGGCCACGGCCGTAGGAGCCGTCGAAGTACGACTTGAGAACCTGCACCATCTCGGGGCCGGAACGCTCGGGCCACTCGAAAGCGTAGGTCTTGTGCGATCCCCACGAGGAGAGCTGGTAGCCGCCGCCGTTGAGCAGCGTGCCGCCGGCGCTCCACGCCTCGGAGTTCGCCTCCGCCCCCTGCATGGGGGTGGGGAGCCACTGGGAGTGCTCCAGCGTTCCGAACCAGAAGCATCGGTCTGGCGACTGCATCACATGGCTCCTTGGCTGGTTGACTGCGCGTAGGATCGCGACGTGCTCTGCGCGACGACCTGCCCGTCGATCGTGATGATCTGACGCAGGGCCGACATGAGCTGCTGGTAGGCCATCGGCCCGAACGACTCGATCTGGCCGCCGCCCGCGTTGATGACGCGCGGAGGCTGGACGAAGCCGCCGCCCGCGTAGCCGGTCTGGCCCGCAGGGCCGCGCGTGAGCGCGTTGAACGCGCTGGCGTAGGGAAGCCCGGTGCGCTGGTCGACGTACTTCTTCGGCACGACGTACTCGCCCTTGTGGACCAGGCCCGCCACGTCGTACTTGCCGCCGCGGCCGGTGTAGCCGCCGTCGGCGAACGCCTGGACGCTGGCGACGCGCCCGCCGCGCTGGTCGATGAACTGGATGCCGCCGCCCTTGTTGATGTAGGCGCGGAACCCGCTGCGCCAGTCGGCGGCGTAGACCTGGCCGTCCTGGTAGCCGGTGTTCTTGAACAGCCCACCGATGTCGATCGTCGCCTTCTTCGCCGCGGCCTGTGCGAGGAACTCGTTGAGGGCCTGGAAGGCGGGGCGGGTGTCGGCGGAGACGGTGATGTTGCGCGGCACGTTCTGGATGGCGATGCGCATGTCGTCGAAGGCGACGGCGTACTTCTCGACCTCCGTGCGGTTGTAGCCCATCCGTGTCGCCTGCTGCACGAACTCGGCGCGAAGGCGGGCGCTCTCACGCTGGAGGTCTTCCTGGCTGGCTCCGCTGGCGGCGAGGGCCTGGAGGTAGTTCTGGTAGTTGGTGACCAGGCCGAGGATCTCGGCGCGGTTCTCGACGGCGGCGTCGCTGTTGCCGGTGAGGGTCTTGTTGGTCTTCGCCTGCGCCGCGTTGAGCTTCTTCTGGATGTCGGCCTGCTTGCCATCCAGCTCGGCGAGTTCGGCGCGGAGCTTCTGCGCGCGGAGAGTGTCGCCGTAGTTCTCGGCGACCATCAGCCAATACTGCTTGATCGCACGGTCTGCGGCGAGCTGGCCGAGTTCGATGCGGTACTGCGCCATCTCATCTCGCGCGGCGGCGATGTTCTTCGCGATCGTCGACCAGCCGCTCGTGATGCTGTCGAGGCCCTGCTGGGGGCCGAAGCGGATGTCGAATGCCCGCTTGAAGACGCCGCCCAGGTCGTTGGCGTAGTCGACGAGAGTGCGGACCTCCTGGGCGGCGGTGTCGGCCGCGTCGGCGATGTCACCGAACGAGTCGGCGAAGTCGTAGTTCGCCTCCTCGAAGTCGGCGGTGGCGTCGCGGGCCTTGCGAGCCTCGTTGGCCCACTTGTTGAAGTTGTGGTGAGCCAGGGCTCCGGCGCTGTTGAAGAAGTTCTCGATGCCCTTGTCGGAGATGAGCGGGATGCCCTTGAACGCCTCTCCGATCAGGGGGATCGACTGGAGGAACTGCACGAGGTTGCGCCCGGTGTACGCGATTGCCTTGCCGAGCCCGACGATGGCGTCGATGACGAAGTGGATCGGCTGCTCGACCGAGAGGATGGTCCCCTCGAAGTCGACGAAGAGGCCGATGAGGAAGCCGAGCGCGGCGATAGCCGCGCCGATGCCTGTGGAGATGAGGGCGAGGCGGAAGATGCGGAGGCCCACAGCGGCGCGGGTCGCACCGGCCTCGAGGCCGAGGAAACTTGCGACGAGGGCGCGCACGCCGCCCGCGCTGAGGAGCGACGTGACGCCGAGTTCCGCGGCTGCGGTGCGCATGGCGAGGACCGCAGCGCCCGCGAGGGCGGCGCCGCCGACGACAGCGGACAGGGCGGCGACGATTCCAGCCAGTGCGGCCGTGAGTCCGACCGCCCACGCTCCGGCGGGCGTCTGGGCGAGATCGGAGATGCCGGCGAAGACCCTGGAGAGGATCTCGAGGACCGCGCCGAGAGTGGGGGCCAGGGTTGCGCCGACGGCGGCACCGGCCTCGCTGAGCGCGTTGAGGAAGATCTGCCACTTGGAGGCCAGGTCGTCGACGACGAGACCGTACTGGCGGGCGAGTTCCGCTCCCTCGCGGTAACCCTTGGCTCCGATGCCGAGGAATCGGTTGAACTCGCTGCTGCTCTGCGAGAGGCGCTGGAACACGTCCGACACGCGGAGCTGGGAGAGGCCGAGGGCATCGAGAGCCTGGGTGACCTCGACGACATCGGAGCCGCGGCCAAGGCCCTGGATGAACCGCTGAAAGACCTCGACGCCCTGGCCCTGGCGCACCATCGCCGACAACTGGTCAGCGGCAAGGCCGGTGACAGTGGCAAAGTGCTGGAGGTCTTCGCCGCCTTCGGCTACGGCTTGGTTGAGGGTCTGGAAGTACGTCGTGAGCGAGCCGCGCGCACGCTCCGGCGGGACGCGGAGCTGGCCGAGCGTGCCGGCGAGTGCTACGACCTGATGGGCGGAGAAGCCCGCCTGGTGCGCCTGCACGCCGATCTCTCGGGTGAGCGAGAGGATCTCAGGCTCAGTGGCGACCGAGGAGCGGCCGACGAGGGCGATCGCGGCGCCGAGGTTCTCGAACTCGCTAGCTCGGACACCGAGGCTGAACTGCATCGCACCGAACGCCTTCGCGGCCTCGTCGACGGAGACTCCCGTGACGGCGGAGAAGCGGGCGACGGTCTCGGTGAACGATGCCACGTCATCCCCCGCGATGCCAAGCTGGTTACCCAGGGTGGCGATGCGGGAGACTTCGGTGAAGGCTACGGGGATCTCGCGGGTGAGGCCGATGAGTTCCTCGCGCAGCTCCTCCACGGATTTGGTTCCGGGCTCGAGGGTTCGCTCCACATCGGTGAAGGCGGACTCGAACTGCGCGGAGAGGGCGGCGACGGCGACTCCGACTCCGGTGATCGCGCCGGAGACGATCATCGCGGTGGACGCGATGTCATAGAGGGCGTAGCGCAGGCGGGGGAGGTTGCCCGCCATGTCCCCCGTTGCGGCCGTCGCCTTGTCGAGTGCCTTGAACTCGGCATCCCAGGCCGACATCTGCTGCCGGTGGGTCTGATTGCCCATGCGGCGCTGGCGATCAAGTCGGGCCTCTGCGGCGACGCGCTTGTCGAACGCGGCGGAGGCGCGGTCGATGCCCGCAACAGCCTGAGCGCGGACGGCCGCGTTCTCCTTCTCTACCGCGAGTCCAGCGCGCTGGGAGGAGAGGTAGTCGTCGTAGATGCGCTTCTGCTCAGCGGCGGCGGCCTTCTGTGCGGCGGTCTGTGATGCGACGTGCGCCTTCTGCGCTGCGGTGACATCCTGGTACGCCTGCACCTGGTTGTAGATGCCTTCAGCGAACTTGAGTTCGGCGTCAGTCATCCTGCGGGTTGACTTGGTAGCTTTCTCAGCCTCGCCGATGTGCTCCCTGATCTGGCCCGATACGCGGGCGACCGTGCGGCCGTACTTGTCGAAGCGCTTGTCTTCGGTCGCCTCGTAGAGGCGTTCGAACCCGGCTACCGCCTCGTTGAGCCCCTCGACGACAACCTTAAGCTCTGCCCGAGCGTTGAGGTTGTCCATAGTTCTCCCGATCAGGCGGTTAGGCGTGCTGATCCCAGTTTAGTGGACTAATCAGGCGTCCTCGTCGGCGGCAAGCACCCACGGCCGGTAGAGCCTCAGGATCTCCACCGCCCAGTCCGCCTTGTCCTCCACGCGCTGACCCGCAGGTTGCGATTTACTCCACAATTCGAGGTTCTCGATGCGGTTGTCATCCCGCACGCCGTTGATGTGGTGCACGTTCTCGTGGGGGAGAAGCGGGCGGCCGAGGTGCTCCTCCATGAGGACGCGGTGCTCTAGGCGTTCTGTATGCTTCCCGTTTGGGTATCCCCAGAGTGCCGCATATCCCCGGCTGTTTATCATCCGCTTCCAGGGCGTCCCGCCGATCACTACGTCTGGCTCCATCTCGACGCCATGAGGGCCGCAGTATTTCCTCGTGGCCCTTACCTTCCTGTCGCAGCCCCGAATGGCGCAGAACAGATCCTGCCGCTTCTTCCGCCCGAGTCGCTCTTCCTTGGGGATGGGCGCAATGTCCGGCATGGTGAAGTTTCGCCGCGCCTTCGGTGCATAGTTCCGGTAGGCGCTCAGTCGGGCGTAGTGCGTCTTGCAGAATCCCCACTTGAGGTTCCAATGCCGGTTTGAGCAGTCCCCGAAGCGGCAGACGCCCCTCGGCTTGTCGTCCCGGATGACGTGCTCCCGGTTCGCCTCACTGTCAGTCTTCGGCATCTTCGCTCGCCTCTCGCGCCGCCTGCTCGTAGTACATCTTCCGCAGCTTCACCAGCGGCATATCCTCATCAGGCCGCCAGACGAACTCCGGTCGCACCGGCTCGTAGTCCGCATCCTTGTCACGCTTCTCGTCGTGCCTGCGAATCTCTTCGGCCACGTAACAACCCCTAGCGGGCTTGAGCTTCAGGTCGAGGCGGGGGTCTTCGGGGTCCCACCGGCAGAGCCAGATCGGCCCGCCGTGCTCGGGGCAGGTCTCGTCCTTGTACTGCTGGAACGCTTGCATCACGAGCACATCCATCTGCGACCAGCGCTTCCTGTTATCCTCGCCGAGGATCATCGTGGTTGGTCGAACCCCTGCCGTGATCGACGCTTCGATCAGTCGGACGTACGGGGCTCCGGCGTCAGACCAAAACCACTCCGTCAGAAATCCGGGTCAGCGGTCCCTGCGTCGCCGATCGCCTTCTGCGCCTGGAGTTCGTCGATGGCGCGGCGGACCTTGCCCCACTCCTCGGGGAGGACGAAGTTGTTCAGGGCTCGCGCGTCCGCGACACTAATCGCGGTTCGTGTCGCCTTCTCGGCGTGGTCTACCCATTCCACGACGCACTCCGAGAGCAGAATGGCGTACAACTCGTCGTTGTAGTCCTCCGCCTGCTCCGGGTCCAGGTTGCCCTTGACCGGGAGGCTGAGGTTGCGGCGAGCCTTGCGGGCGGTGGCCTTGAAGACCAGTTCCGGGACGGCGCGCAGCGTGAAGTCATGCGAAGTCGACTTGAGCTTCGCGAGGAGCGTCTTCTCCTTCTTGGCGAGCGCCGCGAGTCGGGCCTTGATTTCGTCGACTTTGGCCTGGTCGACTTCCTCAGCGCCGAGAAGTGCCTTGGCCTCCTCGCGGAGTTCGTCGATCTCGCCGCGCACGCCCCAGCGGCGCGTCTCGGCGATCGCCTTCGTTCCGGGGTAGTGGATGTGCTCGACGCCGCCGAGGGCCTCGCCGGTCACCTCGTCGGTGTAGATGGTGATGTCTCGCGTGCGCCGCGAGATGCCGGCGAGCCTGGTCGCCAGGTCGAACGACTCCTTGGCCTCCTCGACGATCTCGTCGATGCGGGCCTGCTTCTTCTTCGCCATGCGAGGTTCCCTTCGGAAGTGGTCTGAGCCCAGTTTAGTCCACTAACGCGCGAAGAAGCCCAGCGCGGGCGACGCTGGGCTTCTTCGGTGAGGGGGTTACGGGGCGGAGACGGTGACTTCCGTGGGCGTCCCGGCGGCCGAGCCGGGGTACGTCGCCGAGATGTCGGCGGTCCCGGCCGAAACGCCGATGACCAGGCCATGCGGGGTGACGATGGCGACGCTCTCGTCGCTCGAGACCCACTGGGCGCCGACGGTGATGTCGTTGCCTTCGTAGGAAGCCTTGAGCTGCGTCACATCGCCCTCGTCGACAGTCGCCGTGCCCGTGATGGTGACGGCCGTCGCGACGGCGGAGGGGACGATGCGGTTGATGCCGACGAAGCCCTTCGACTTGAAGTCGATCTCGTAGTAGCGGTTCTTGTCGCCACGAAGCTCAGCGTTGGCGTCGGTGATGGTGTGGAAGGCGTTGAACACCTGGCCCGCGGCCCACGCCGTCGAAGCCGGGTAGCCGTCACGCTGGGCGAGCACCAGTTCGGTGTGCGGCGTGCTGACGAGCGAGCGAACCGCGCGGGCGGTCGTGCCGGTCTCGCCGGGGAGCGGCGGGAAGAAGGCGATCGTGCCGCCGAAGTTCTCGTAGCCACGGGTGGCGGCGGTGGCCGAGTCGGTGAGAACGCGGTCCTCGTCCTGCTCCGATGCCTCGATGCCGAAGTCGTAGCCGTCCCACTTGGTCTCGGTCGAGGCGTTCGTGAGGGTGTTGAGTTCGGCCAGCGTCGGCTTCGTGACATCGGTGACAGCCGAGATCACGCCGATGTCGAGGCGGGTGTTCTTGTTGGATGCGATCTTCGTGGCAGCCATGATTCCTTACGCCTCCAGCTCGCGGGGGCCGAGTGCGGCCTTGGGGATGAAGTCCATCTGGATCTTCTGCTTCGATCCGTCTTCGTGGATCGCGAGCGGCCAGTCCGTGTGGACGTAGTAGGTGTAGACCTCCTGGTCGGCGTCGAACGCCTCGGCGGAGTCGAACCCGACCCGGTGGATGATGATGTACGGCACGTCGGCTGTGAACGTGAGGTTCTTCCACAGGACGTACACGCTGTCGGTCGCCGCAGGGTTCGCGTCACGGAAGCCCTGCATCGACGCCTCGAAATTGAAGTCCGTCAGTTCGGTCGAGTTGCCGGGCTCGCAGAGCGAGCGCTCGTCGTCCTCAGTCGAGTCGGTCATGCGGAGGTTGAAGTTGTCCGACACGAGCGCGCAGGTCACGTTGCCGCCGGCGCCCGCATTCGCGTGCCCGGTCGAGGTGACGACCGCGTAGTGGTTGATGTGGCTGGACTCCAGCTCATCCCAGGGGACGAGTCCGACGCCGGGGATAACGGCATTGGGGACTCCGCCGACTTCGTGAGCGGGAAGCAGGACGACTGCCTCGTTGGTGTTGTCAATCCTCGCCATCGGCGGGCTCCTCTGTCTTGGATTCGGACTGCGCCGCGATCGCCTTTTCGATGACGGCCTTGGCGATGGGTGCGTATGCGAGCGGCTTGGCGCCGTCGGCAACCTCGACGAGGTTCGGGTCAGCGGCGGCGACGCGCGGGTGGAGACGCTGGGTACGCCCGGTCAGCCGGTGTCGGTACGTCTTCCACGCGAGACTCATGGAATCCAGTTTAGTCGGCTAATTGACGCTTGACGCAGGGCGTGATATCACACCTCGAGGACGCCGAGGACCCAGAGGTTGGCGTTGGACTGCACCAGCTCGGTCGGGGGAACCCTGCGCGAGCCAGGGCGGTAGATCCAGAACCGCATGTCCGTGGATGCGGTCTTTACCGACGTGGTGGAGTTGTAGGGGAACACGGTTGCCGTCATCGTCGTGGCAGTCACGCCACCTTGCGACATTCGGTTGGTTCCGTCCGTGCGCATCTGAATGATGCCACCGAGAGCAGGGCCACCGAGATCCCCAACGTCTTCATGGTTGAAGGTGATGAGGCCAGTGGTTCCGTTCATGGAGACCGAAGAGATGAAACCGTTCGATGACACCCACGCAGACCCGTTGTACTGCACGTAGTCGTGGTACCCGATCGGCTGCCCGACGTAAATGGTGGCGTCACTGAGGCCAACGGAGGCTCCCGCGGTATACCCGAGTCGGGCGAGAGTCTCGTCGCACCCGACGATAAGGGAGATGACCTTCGTCGCCGAGAAGGAGAAGTCGAGAGTGATGCCCGTTCCATCGGATGACACCGCACCGATGCCAACGGGGTCGTGCCCAGAGTCCTCAAGGGCGAAGAAGCCGTCCCCGGTGTTCCGAAGCGGGCCGCCGACCACGCGGTAGTTGCGACCGTCATCGCCCATGATGTAGCCGCGATCGCCCGTCGGGAGCGAGTCGATGAGCGCCATGAGCGACGCGGGCGTAACGATTCGAGTCGAGTCGGAGCCCGCAATGACCTCTCCCTCTGTCGCCAGTTCGGCCAGCCCGGCCCGCGACGTTGTGGCAGTGAGCGCGGCCAGGCCGGCGGGGGTGACTGCGCGAACGGCATCGGTCCCAGCCTGCACTTCAGCCTCGGTCGCCAGCTCCACAAGACCTTCAGCCTCGGTGGTAGCAGACGAAACTTCGACGGCATCCTCGGCCGCAGCCTCAGCGGCGGCTGCGACGGCTGCGCCGATCACGGTCTCAGGGTTGGCGACATCCTCAGGAAGACCGTCAATAGCAGCCTCGATGGCTTCGAGGTTGGGGTTCAGATTCCACGGGAAGGCACCCTCTTCGGGCTTCGGGGGCCAGGCCATTTACACTCCTTGATTGACGACGCACTCGAGGAAGATCCCCGAGCCGAACCGGGTGGGCGTATTTCCTGTGCTCGGCCGATTCGTGCCGTAGCCGCCCTTCGCCTCCCAGGGGTCGGACGTGGCGCTGGGAGCCCAGTCGACGAGGAGGTTCACGACGGCGGCCATCACGGCGTCAGCGGTGTCCGCGTCACCGGCGACACAGAGGACGTTGGCGGGGAGGACGTGCGGCTGGCCGAGTTCAGGGTTGGCGATGTTGCGGTCGCGCGCCGCCTTCACGGGAGCCCCGAAGTCGATGATGATGTGCGGCAGAACGGTTCCGTCCCCGTTGCGGGGGATGTCCTCGCCGTCAGGGACGGCGCTGCGGTAGACGCGATCGCCGACAGGCTGGATCGCATTCATGAGGCGGGCGACGGTGTTGCGGCGCTCCGCGAGGCCATGTGCCGCCACGTCAGACCTCCCTGCCGATCTGCTTGAGGCGCTTTCTGAACTTCTCGCGGGCCTGGATGAAGGAGCCCTGGAGCGCCTTCATGCCATCGAAGTGAACCGCGAACCCATTCTCGGGGTCATCGCCGTACTCCTGGTAGACGAAGTAGTCCAGTACCTCGTCAAGCCAGCCCCAGGCGCCGACGGTGCGGTCCTTGCTCTTTTGGAGGATGCGCGAGCGGATGGCGTCTCGCATGGTGCCGGTGTCGACGCGGCCGGGACCGTTGCCGCCCTTTTCAACTCGGCGGTGGCCGGTCTCGGTGTAGGCGGCCTCGAGGATGCGGATCATGTCGTCGGCGGCCTCGGCGATGATCTCTTCGAGGATCTCGTCGAGTTGCTTCTTGATCTTCTTACCCTGGGCCTCGGCCCAGGTGCCGGGGTTCTCGCCGACCCAGCGGAAGCGGACACTGTGAGCCATCAGGTGCCCGCCTCGGTGCTCGTCTCGATAGTCCGCAGGGCCGCGTGACTGGAGTTGACGGCGCTGTTCACCTGGAAGACGAACTCCTCCAGGGTGTGATCCTTGCCGCCGCGGAACTCGACGTACATGCCCTTGTGGACGATCGGGTCGCCTTCGCGCAGTTCGCACTGGAAGCGGAAGCGGCGCTTGGTCGACCAGCCGTTGCCGTCGTTGTTCTCGAGCGGGAGCCGAATGTGCTGCGCGCGTGCGGGGCGCCAGTCGATGACGACGGTCGGGTCGGTTCCGCCGGTCGTCGTGTTGGTGTCAGGGTTGTACTGGCCTGGCGTGCCGGGGAGCATGACGCGCAGCTCGCCGTTGAAGAACTCGGAGGCGGCCTCGTAGATCTCGGCGCTCCAGTCGTCGGAGATGGGTGAGAGTGCCATGTCAGCTCGTCTGGTCCGTGGCGGCGGTGATCGAGCCGCTGCCGTTGTCGGTGAGGGTGCCGCCGTTGCGGCACTGGTTGCCGAAGCGACGGATGCGGTTGCCTCGGGAGCCGATCAGGATCGAGTTGTGCGACGAGCCGAGATCCGTCTTGAGGACGTTCATGGCGACGAGTACGTCGCCGACCTGCGGGTCTTCCGTGACGCTGTTGGCGATCTTGATGCCACAGGTCATGTAGTCCTCGGCGCGGTTGTTCGTGATCTGCGAGTAGCTCGTCGGCCCCCAGATGTCGATGGCGATCGTGCCCTGCCAGATCCGGTTGCCCGAGATGATGTGCCCGGTCCCGGAGCGCGACTGGACTCCGATGCCATCCGACGAGGCGTCGAACATGAGGTCATTGTCGACGACGCTGTTGCTGTCGCCGGCGCTCCACGAGACGCCGCGCTTGTTGCCGGTGATCGTGAGCTTGTTGCGCTCGAAGAACGAGCGGGACAGGCTCGACCCGTGGAGCCCGTGCAACGGGAGGCTGTCGGCGGTGTTGTCGGTGACGCGGACGCCGCTGGCTGCGCCGGAGCCCTGCACCATGTACCCGGTCGCGGGAGCGGGATGGTTGGCGAAGTCGACGAGAGTGTTGTGCGTGAAGTGGATGTCGCGACAGTCGCGCACGTAGGCGGTCGACGTGGGGGAGACCTCCCCGGCCGTCGCGGCCGTGACGACGGTTGTCGTGGCCTGGAAGTAGAGGATGGCCTCGTGCTCGATCGTGCCGGTGGCGGTCTCGCCCGGCGCCCAGAACTGGAAGGTGTTGCGGCGGACGTGGATGTTGCGCGCGCCGAGGAAGTGCAGCCAGCCCCGCATCGCCGTGGAGGAGGTGGGGCTCGGGTGCCAGCCGTAGACGTAGTTGTCCTCGAACCAGACCTCTTGCACGAAGCCGTCGTCGGTGGTGAGTGCGGAGCGGTGATTGCCGATTGGGTTCGGCGTGGGGTACCAGGTGCCGCCGACTTCGATGGGGAGGAAGGCGCACTTCTCGACACGGACACGGCGGGTCGGGAGGCCGTCGTAGGTCGCGCTGGCGTCGGTGGGCTTGGAGGACGATCCGGCGTAGGTGGAGTGGTCGAGCTGGATGGCTTCGATGTGCTCGCTGTTGCTCGACGGGTTCATGCCGGAGAACGAACAGTTGCCGACGTACACGTCGAGGCACCCGAGCAGGTCGATGTAATGCCCGCCGCTGTGCATGCCCTCCTCGAAGTGGCAGTCCTCGAAGGTGACGCCCGTGACGTGGTGGAGGTTGAAGATGCAGGAGTAGCCTCCCGCGTAGTCGCCGCGGATGGTGCCGTTGCGGAAGGTCCAGTTGTTGCCTCCAGAGCCGTAGCCGGGCGCGTCGTCGACGGTGTGGCTGGTGAGCGTGGGGCCGAGCCCGGCGTGCTGGAGGGTGGCGCCGTTGAAGTCGAGAGTGATGCCCGACAGCGTGGACGGGATGACGAAGGTGCCCTCGTGCAGGTAGGTCTTGCCCATCCCGAACAGCACGGTCTGGCCGTCCTGGAGTTCGTCGATCGCGGCCTGGATCGCGGCGGTGTCGTCGGTGACGCCATCGCCGACCGCACCGAAGTCCTCGGGTGTGATCGTGCCGTTCAGGCGACCGCGCACCGCCTGGTCGAATGCGTCACGCTTCCCGAACCAAGGCTTCTCGCCCACTTCGGGCAGCACGGGGAGGGTCATTCCCCCAGTCTACCGGCGAGGATAGTCGGATAATTGGAGGCGGTGTACGGGAAAGCGGACACGGGCCGCGCTGTACGAATGATCGGACAGTCTAGATCGGGTGAACCGACCAGCAGTCGCGCGCGGGGCGACGGCATAAGATGCACCTCACGTCTCTCCGCTCGATGCAGATACGAATCCCGTACTCGGGGTCTTCGATGGCGTTGGTGCATACGTTGACGCTGCTCCCGCAACTGTGGACCCGGTAGGCGACTGGGCCGCACGTCGTCCGCTGGTGCCTGAACTGACACTTCACCTCGTCGTCGAGGATGGACTCGTCGATGATCTCGAGTTCGTGGACCTCGTTCATGCTCGGCTCCTCCCTGTGAGCGGCGCTCTGGCGCAGCAGGTCGGGCAGTAGACCCCGTAGGGCCGGTAGAGCATGTAGCGGGCGTGGCGGCCATGCCAGAGAGCCCAGGCGAAGAGGATCGGAGCCAGCCACCACTCCACGCCGCGCGCAGTCCTCATGGTGGGCTGGACCGGCACCATCACGATGCGCTGCGGTTTAGCGTTGGGGCCGTGAGCCGTGCAGGTTCCAGCCATGCAGGCGCTACACATACTGATCCTCATCCGCCACCTGCTCGATCGCCTCCGCGAGGGACCAGAATGCTCGACTGACTGCATGTTCGCCGATGCCCTGCTCGGGCGACGGAGGCTGGGAGTTCCAACGAAGAATGTTCGCGACGCGGCGGAGCTGGTCGGGGGTCATGCCACCATCACCGCCCGGTGCTCGCACTCGTCGCCGCGCATCCAGGCGTGGAAGCACGCCTCGTCGACGGTCCAGGTGCCGCGCTTCTTGCGCTGCCCGCCGTGCAGGCGGCCCGCCTGAAGCTCCTTCATAATCGTGTAGCGGGACAGTCCCGACTGCTCGACCATCTCATCCATGCGCAGATACCTCACCGCGCCTCCCTCCCATTAGTGGACTAATTCCCACGATACGCAACAAGCGATTAGTGTGCAAGGGTGGCGTGGACTCAACAACTCCCCTCGGGAAACTGGCGCGGCCTGTATCGCGGCCCGGACGGCAAGACCCGCTCAGCAGGCACGCATCCGCACAAGGCGAAAGCGCTCGCCCTTGCGATCGAGCAGGAGGAGCGTGCCAGCCTGCCTGGCTGGCGCGACCCTCGGGCCGCCGGGCGGAAATGGGGCGACTGGTGCGACGTGTGGTGGGAGACGCGGAACGTGGCGCCGGGGACGATGAAGCGCGACCAGTCGCCGCTCGAGAGGCATATCAAGCCGTACTGGCGCGACAAGCCGCTCGCCGACATCACCCGGCATGACGTGAAGGCGTGGGCGGCGCGCATGCGCCGCGAGGGCCTCGCCGAGTCCAGCGTGCTCCGCTACGTCAGCATATTCTCCGCCTCACTGACGGCCGCCGTTGACGCCGAGATACTGTCGGCTAACCCGGCGATGCGGCTGAAGCTGCCGAACGGCGAAGTGGATGTAATGCGGTTCCTCACCCGCAAGGAGGTGAAGAAGATCCTCCGCGCGACACAGGACGACCGCGACAAGGCGATAATCTCGACCCTGGTCGGGTGCGGGCTCCGCTGGGGCGAGATGGCCGGCCTCCAGGCGAAGCGAGTCGACATGAAGGCGGGCATGATCCGTGTCGCCGAGACCTGGGACTCCCGCAACCGACAACTCAAGCGCTACCCGAAGGGTCGCCGCATCCGCGACGTGCCTCTGCCGCCGAACGTCGCCGAGCGGCTCGAACCGTACCTCTCTCGGCCGATCCTGTTCGAGGGGGTCGACATCGACAACTGGCGCAAGCGGGTCTGGGACGACCTGCCGACCGATGCGCGCATCCACGATCTGCGGCACACCTACGCCTCCTGGCTCCTCCAGAAGGGCGTCGGCCTGGCTGAGGTTGGACGGCTCCTCGGGCACGCCTCGCCGTCCACCACGCAGCGCTACGCCTTCCTGGCGGAAACGCCGAAGAAGGCGGTCCTGGAGGCCATCGGAGACCTCGGTGTGTAGCAGAACGTGTAGCGGCGAGGCGCGACACGCCGCAACTTGGATTGTTGACTCATGCTCGGTGCGACCTCGCGAAGCCGCGTAATCACGCGGATCATGCCCGCTTTTCCACCCGACTCAACAAGAGTGAACATGCCGGTATCTCGTTCGCAATGAGAAGGTCAGGGGTTCGAATCCCCTCAGGTCCACCGGAAAATCAAGGGCTCCCCGTCACTGGGGAGCCCTTCGTGTAGCAGGCGTGTAGCGAGGTCACACCAGCGGAACCGTGACGCCGCCCTGCCGGATCGCCATTCCGGTCACCGGGACGGTCTCGCCGTTTATGCGCACAGCAACTCCGGTGAACGTCACCGTGGAGCCGCCGATCCGCCCCTTGAGGGTTGGACTGCTCGGTGTGGGGGCAACCACCTCGAGCGTCACCCGCGACACGTCCGACGTGTCGTACCCGGTGAAACCGATAGTGATCTCTTCGCCGGTGTCGGTGACCTCAACCCACCCGTACTGTGCGACGAGGGTCCCCTCACCTGCCGGGTGGTGCCCCTCCGACCAGAGGTTCGTGAACTCGGGCGGCTCGTCGATAGTGCCTTTCCACGATGACGTGTTGCGGAACGGGCCAGCGCATAGCGACGGGAATCCGCCCCACGGGTTGTGGGAGCCGTCGTCCGCCGCGATCCCGTGAATGTCGCCGTGGATCGTGATGACCCGCCCCACAGCGGACTCAGCAATGTAGTCGCCGAGCTCTTCCCGTTCCTCCGGGAACTCCTTCCACTGGTCGGCTTCGCCGTCGTAGTCGGGCACGATCCACGCGGAATCCTGCACCCACACCTTAACCGGCTCCGGCTCAACCAGTCGCTCCTTGAACCACGCCTTTTGGGTGGTGCCCATCTTCGACGTTGACGTGGTGAGGGTGCGGTGGTCGGTGACGATGAACCGCACCCGGCCAACGACGAACGAGTGGTAGAGGGCGTCACTGTTGGGGAGGGTCGGGTACGGGAACACCTGCTTGTTCGCCGCGAGCATGGGCGCGGTCCACGCGCCGATCTGCGGGTCGCCGCCGTCCGACGAATCATGGTCGGACAGGACGCGGGTGGTGGGGGTGGTGGCGAGCAGCGTCCGCAGCGCCTCCGTGTCGTCGAGAACAGCCTCGAGGTCAGCGAGATGGGACGCCTGCGACGTGGACGTGGAGTCCGGGTAGCCGAAATCGCCCAGGTGGAAGAACAGGTCCGGGTCGCGGGCGAGGATTCGCGCGAACGCGGGCGTGATGTCCTCAGCGGGGTCGTCGCAGGAACCAAAAGCGAGAGTGAACGACGCCGGCTGCCCAGGGGTGGGGAGAGTGCGGGGGGACCCCATCAGGGCGGTCAGGTGGGGGGTTTCGTCCGTGTCCTCCATCTCCACCATGTAGTGGTACTGGGTGGCGGGGTCCAGACCGGTCACGACGGACTCGCACCACCCATCCCCGTCCGGGGTGTTCTGCGTCCCGTACGTGACATCCTCGGTGACGGCTTCGTCCGTGCCGACCTTGACCCGCACTGCCGCAGCGTTGGTCGTTTTCGTGCGAACCGTGAACCCCTCATCTGTGACGGCACCGACGATCGCGTAGGCGAGCGCGGGGGTAGCGGTCCCCCCGTACAGGAGGAGCGTGAGCGCGTGCGGCTCGTACTGGGCGGGAACGGTCCACGCCGCGGTGCCCACCGACCCCGCGGACACCTCCTGTTCCGCGACACCGACCGACGCGGACCAGCCCCCGCTCTGGTGAGGCTGCACCTGCTGGGCGCGATTCAGGGTCGCGGCGGTCGGGTAGCCGAGCGGCGACGTGGAGTCGTTCAGGTCGAACACGGCCCGCACACAGCGGGCTTCATCGGTCGCGGTCGCCGCCGGGGACGTGACGGAGTGCTGGTCCATGAGCGCGGTTCCAGTGACGCCCGTGTAGCCGCGCACCAGAACCGCAACAGGGTTCGTAGCAGATGACGGCGCATACGACCACGACGATCCAGGCGCGCCTGTTGACTCGAACAGCCAGTATCCAGGGTCCGAGGTCGGGGACGTGCCGTCCTCCGCCCACGACTTCACCAGCGTCCACCCGGACGGCGCGGTTACCGCTTCGTGCCCCGCCGCAACCAGCGCGATCCAGTAGTCGGCACCCGCGGGAGGGGTGACATTGAACGAACCGTCGCCAACGCGACCACCAGTCGCCGTCCCAACAACGCTAGGAATCGCCATGCGTCACGCCCCCGTATAGAGGAAGATCGTCCCGTCGGGGTAGGAGGACTCGTCCACCGGGTCGACGATGAACTTCGCCGCCAGGCCAGCAGGCGTCACGGCCCGAGCGGTGTCGGTTCCCGCGACAGCCTCGGCCGTCGTGGCGAGTTCGACGATGCCCTGCGCGCTCGTGGAGGCGGCGGGGAGGCTCGCCCAGGCGGTGTCGAAGTCGGTGCTCGACTCCTTGCGGAGCCACTGGCCGCTCGTGCCGCCCTCGGGGACACCCTCGCCGTCAGCGCCATCCGCACCGTCGGAACCGTTGGCGCCGTCAGCGCCAGCCGGGCCTGTGATGTCATCGAGGTCGACGAGGTTCTGCCACTCGCCTTCGCCGAGTCGCCACTGGATGAAGCCGCTGTCGACGCGGAGGGACACCTCCTCGCCGTCGGCACCCGGCGCACCCGTGGCACCGTCAGCTCCATCCGCTCCATCGGCACCCGCGGGGCCGGTGATGACGCTCAGCGCGACGAGATCGGTCCACTCGGTCTCGCCGACGTAGCGCCACTGGACGTGAGTCGCGCTCGTCTGGAGTTCGACCTCGCGGCCATCCGCGCCATCCGCACCCGCAGCGCCGGGATCTCCGGGATCGCCCTTCTCGCCCTGCGGGCCCTGGATGGTGCCGACGTTCTCCCAGTCCTCGCCGGTCCACACGTACAGGTCGCCGCCGATCAGGTAGGCGTCGCCAGCCTCGCCGGAGACGGGCAGCTCGCCCTCGCTCTCGAGCGACCCGAGGATCGTGACCCCGGTGCCATCCTCGCCCTTCTCACCCTTCTCGCCCTGCGGACCCTGCGGGCCGGTGATGTCGTCCAGAGAGACGAGCTGGCTCCACGCCTCATCCGAGGGGTACTTCCACTCGATGTAGCCGGAGTCGACGCGGAGTTCCGGCGACTCGCCATCAGCACCGTCGGCGCCATCGGAGCCGTCGGCCCCATTGGAGCCGTTCGCGCCGGCGGGGCCGGTGATGTCCTCGAGCGACACGAGCTGCGTCCAGGTCGAGTCGGACGGGTACTTCCACTCGATGTAGCCGCCACTCACGCGGAGTTCCGGTGACTCGCCGTCTGCACCATCCGCGCCATCGGCGCCGGGCTCGCCGGGCGTGCCGGAGACGGACGAGATCTCCTCAGCCGTCTTGGCGCTCGACCAAACGCTCGACTCCGACGTGGCGTCATCGTTGATGACCGCGCCCTCGATCGGGTTCTCGGCGAGATAGTCGGCAATTGCCTGACCGATCGCCTCTTCGCTGATGTCGGCGCCGATCTGCGATAGGTTGTCGAAGGTGTCGACGCCGTTCCCGACGTAGAGCGTGTTCGTGTCGGTGACGTAGCCAACTTCGCCCGAGGCGAGGACGGGATTCGCGGACGCCCACTGGGCGGCAGTTCCGCGACGGAACTGGATGAGTGCGTTGCGAGGCATTACGGAGAACCTCCGTCAAGGATGTCGGGGCCGTCGTCACCCGCCTTGGGGGGGAGGGCACGGCGACGAGACGGGCCAAGGCGAAGCCTCGACCCGGCGAATGGGGGAGCAGGCTCGCCCTGCGAATGGGACGATCTGGAAGAAGGCGTCCGCCTCGGCCGATTCCTCGGCGTCGGCTTCGGCGATGAACATCTTGGCGATGCTGATGAGATCGCCCGAGCGGTTCTTCGTGTCGAGGGCCAGGTCGTCAGTCTTGATCGACCGGCCCTGCTGCGCGTACTGCGCGGCCAGTTGCAGGTAGAGCTGCGCCGCCGCGCGCTTGAGGTTGTCGCCGTTCGTGGCGATCGCGACAGCGAGCGAGTCGTCGCTCCACACCGCGTAGTCGGCGAGGCCGAACTGCGGCGGGTCGAGGGGCTTGGAGGCGGTGTCGCCGACGATCAGGCGGAGCTGGCCGACCGTCGACGAGGTGTCGATTGGGGTGGCGCCGATGTTGGGCATCAGGGGGTGCCTCCGTCCATGAGGGTGATGCCCGTTCCGCCGGACGCGGCGACCGGGACGGCCGTAGCCAGGTCCACAGTCGCGCCGGATGGGGCGTTGAAGTTGAACGAGATGCTCGGGAACGAGGGGCCGCTGATCTCGACCTTGTAGGTCCAGCCGTAGGGCGTCATGTCCTCGTCATCGGTGGCGACGAGCGTCAGCCCAGCGTTCCCGTCCGGGTCGACCAGGACGCCATCCGAGTCGGTCGCGCAGATGATCGGGTCGAGGATCACAATGGCGGGCGGGTCGGCTTCTGGCACACGGACGACATTGGTCGAGGCGGTGAACTTCACCGTGAGCCCCTCGATCGGCACACCGTCCGGCTCCGAACCCTCGTCATCCGTGTCGCCGATGGCGCGAATGAACCGCCCAGTGACAGTGCAGAACGAGAGATTCGCGGGAAGCGCCATGATGCCAATTTTAGTGGACTAAACCAGCGTCCCTCCGGCCGCCGGACATGGCTCGGCCCCCTCGAAGACGCAGAGTCGATCCGAGGGGGCCGAGTATTGCAGTTGCTGGTTACGCCTCGGGCTCGGTCAGGATGCCGGCCGCGACGAGCGCGTTCACGACGGCCTGAAGGTCGGCCGCAACGGCGCCCGCGTCGGCGGGGTCGTCGTCGATGACCGGGGCCTCCTGCGGCTCGAAAGCCGCGGGAGCGTCGCCAACGATGACGAACGGCTGCGGGTCGACGTTGGGCGTCGGGTTGGCGCCATACGTGACGCTGATCGGCTTGGGGTCTGCCATGTGCTTCTCCTTCGGCTAGGGGCCGGGGTGGTTAGCCCCGGCCCGTCAGCGTAATCAGGCTTCGCCGTCGCCGTCCGACTTGACGACGTAGGTGTCATCCCAGAGGACCGCACCCGTGAACATCCGCAGGCGGAAGCTCGCCGTGTCGTTGTCGAAGCCGCCCTCCCAGATGCCGACCTTGCCGCCACCGGGGAAGTAGCCCTGGTCCGAACGGACGCGGATCTCGGCCTGCTCGTAGCCACGGAGCGTGAGGCGCTCCAGGACCGGGCGGCGAGTCGTGCCGGGCTTCGGGTAGATGTACCAGGCGGTGCCGGTCACGCGGTCGGACTCGATGATCGTCACGTTCGGGAAGAGCGCCTGAAGCTCGGCGTCGGGGCCGAGGGTGAGGGCACCGTCCTGGACGGAGATCACGCGACCGAGCTGCGCGATGTCGTACTCGAGGAACCGCTTGCGGCCCGGAGCGACGATCACGTTGTAGCCCGAGATGGAGCCGACCTTGCGGCCGTTCACCGTCGAGTTCTCGATCTGCTCGACCGCCGCGATGATCGACAGCGCGCCGACCGGGGCATTGACCGGGATCGAGGTGCCGTCGAGCAGCGTCGCCGAGCCGAGGACCGTCTGCGTCGACTCGAGCGCGTCGAAGATCTCCGCGTAGTGGGTGTCGACGACCGTCTGGCCGAAGGCGCCCGGCAGGGACTCGATCTCGCCGAGCACGTCGTTGATGACGGCCTCGAACGTCACGTCGGCACGGAAACCGCGCTTGCTGAGCTTCGAGTAGTAGGCTTCCTCGTCGCTCGACACGGTGACGTGCGGGTACGGGGCGCCCTCGGGCACGATCGCCGCAGCGCCGTGCTCGTCGACACCAGCACCCTCGACGCCTGCGTTGGCCCACAGGCCACGCAGCACGACCGGGTTGAAGTCCTTGACGCTGCGGACGCCCGCGAGACCGTCGATGTCCTTCAGATCCTCCGGGAGCTGCGGGATCATCTCGATGTTCGCGAGGTGCGCGATCGAGAAGGCCAGGTCCGACGTGGTGAGCAGCTCGGCGACGCGAGCCTCCTCCACGCGCGAACGGCGGGCCGCCTCGAGCAGACGCTTCGCCTCGAGCACCTTCGTCGGGGTGACGAGCGGGTGGACCTTCAGGCGACCGTCAAGGTCGAACTTGTTCTTGAATGCTTCGAGCCCCATTGTCAGACTCCGATCTTGATGGGGAGAGTGCCGGCGACCTTCTCGTAGGTGGCCGGGTAGTTGACTTCGCCCACCTTCGTCGCGCTGTCCGACTCGAGCGTCAGGTCGCCGCCCGAGTTCTTGGCGTAGACCGGGGTGCCCTGCGGGGTGGACGTGGGGACGGGCGTGGTGCCGGACGAGACGATGCCCTCGAACTCCCAGGTGCCGTCGACGGCAACCGGGGCAGCCTGGGTCGCATCAATCGCCGTGGCCTTGTCGTTGCCGACGCCGCCGGGCTTCACGCGCGAGACCGTGTAGGGGCCAATCTCGATCTCATCCTCGGTCGACAGGTCCGACGTGTTGGTCAGCGTGACGCCGAAGCGCGAGCCGCGCTTGACCAGCGTGCGGGCCGGAGCCGCGGCCCCGATGTCCCAGATCTCGACCTGGGAGCCCGTGTGCGAGAATACTTCCTGCGTTGCGACGGCCATCAGCGCCTACCTCCGAAGTTGAAGGAGAAGTCCGCGTCGGTCTCACCAGCGGCCTTCTCGATGACGTAGCCGGGCGCGGTCACGCCGGCAGCCTTCGCCTCGGCGACAACCGCCTTCGCCTCCTCGATCAGGGGGGCAACATCCTCGCCGCGCTTGGCGGCTTCGAGGATGCGCTTCTCCTGCGAGGGGAGCAGCTCCGCGTCGGAGACGGCCTTGACCGCGGCCGAGTACGACTCGATCGCGGCCTCCTTCTCCTGCGCGGCGGCGTCGGCCTGAGCCTTCGCCTCGGCCACCGCGGCTTCCGCGGCTGCCTTCTGCTCGTTGACGAACGCGATCACCGGGGCAAGATCGGCCTTGAGGGCGTTGAGCGCCTCGAGAACCTTCTCATCCATTGGATTTCGTTCCTTATCTCCGGGCGCCGCGGTGGCACCAGGCTGGTTACCCTGGGGGAGACCCAGGGAAGACTCGACGATGGCGGCGTTGCGCGCCGACTCGTACAACTTCTCGACGATCCCCGAACCCTCCAGGCCGGGGAACGACACCAGGTCGACAGAGTTCGTCCGGTGCGGAATGAGCTTCGTGACGTTACCGTCTTCGTCGATATCGCCCATCATGTAGATCGAGAGTCCGGTGTGCTCGGCGATTGTCTCGATCAGGTTCTTGTAGTGCGGGAACACCTCGAGTTCCGAGACGAGACCGACGCCCTCCTCGTACCACGCACCATCGGGGTAGAAGCCGAACATGTCGCGGGGGTCGCGCTTCTCATCGTGATTGATGAACGCCTTCGACTTCGGCGGCAGGGCGGCGGGGCCATACTCGCGGAGCACGCTCTCGCTGTAGTAGCCCGATGACCCCTGCTGGTCACCCTTGGCGAGCACAACGCGCCAGCGATTGCCGCTCTTTTGCAGGGTCGACGCAGTGGTCTCCACGAGCTGCTTCTGAACGGCCATGTAATCTATCGTAAGGCCGTTTAGTGGACTAAACGCGGGCTAGGTATGCGATCGCGGCGCGGAGCCTGTCGGGGCTGTCGCCGAACGCCCCAAGCCCGACGTTGCACGGCGAGCACAGTGATCCGCGCACGCAAGTGCCGCACGAGCGCTCGCCGGGGCAGCAGGCGTGGTCGTGGTCTATGTGGATGCTCTCGAGGGTGAGGGGATCGCCGCAACTATCGCATCGGCCGCGTCTCACGATCATGTCGAACTGGATCGCAGACAGCCCGTACATGTGAAGCCGGACGTAGTGCCTGTTGCACGCCCCGGCGGCCTTGTAGGCGTTCTCGCATCCCGTGATGGTGCAAGTCCCGATGGTTCGCTGCTGGATTCGCGAGATGAGGTTCGACCCCCTGCGGGCCATGCGCGCACGGTGCATTCCGCAGACAGCGAGGGGCTGGCGGCTATCTGCGCGCTTGCCGCACCCACGCACAGCACAGTATGGCATCTCTCCACCACTGTGTATCTGTCGGGGCGGCGCGTCCATGTCCTGGCCCCGCAACTTCCGCTGATAGTGCATCCCGCACAATCCGGCCGCACGGCGGGGCTTTTCACACCACTCGATCGAGCATGTATCCTGATCCACATCGACTCCTATCTAGTCGGTCACACCCCCGGTGCTCGCAACACGCGGGGGCCTCCCATGTTAGTGGACTATCTACGTGATCGTGTCATCCCGCGTATCCCGCGGTGCGTCTCCGCCATTCCCGCTGGACCGACCCTGAGTCGGAGCACCTGCCGAGCCGGTGGGGCCGCCATCCGTGTCGATATCCTTGCGGGCGAGCGACTTGATGTTGTTCGGCATGAGCATCCCCTGGGGCGTGTCGCCGAGCGACGGGATACCGAGGATGTCGGCCGCCATGCCCTTGTAGACCTCATCGCTGATGACGCCCTGGAGCCAGATGAGCGTGATCGCCTGGAGCTGGCGGTAGATCTCGGTGCCGTCCTCGTAGGGCTCGAAGTACGCCTCGAACTCACCGTTCGGGTCCATCCACCTGAGCACGCGCTCGTCGAGGGCGATGTCCTCGTCGCGACGGGTCATCATCGTCAGGCGGCCCGGCTCGTCGAGCGTGGCGGCCGAGCCGTAGGACGAGCCCGCGTCGGCGGTGTTGCTGGTGAGCGCGATCGTCGACACGTCCAGCGAGGTTGCCACCATCGCGATGACGCCCCGGATGTGGCTGAAGTCGTAGCCCTTGCCTGCCGAGGAGAGCACGGACAGGTCGGTGCCGACACCCATGATGGCGGTGCCGCCGGCGCTCTGCGGGCTGGCGAACTGCACCGCAGCGTTCTGCCCGGCGGCCTTGCTGGCGGCGTTCACCTTGAACGCGAGCGTCGCCATCGCGCTCGAGACATCCACGCCGTCCATGTAGAGGTTCTTGACGATATCGGCCCAGATCCAGGCGGCGAGTGCGTCGGGGATGCCGAAAGGCCAGTTGTCGAACGAGTTGGCGTGCATGTCGAACGCCGTCATCGACGTGTCGACTTTCTCCTCCTCGTTGCCCCAATGAATCGTCTCGACGGCCATGTCCTTGGCATGGTCGACGAAGTACCACTTCACGAAGTCCTTGTACTTGCCGTCACGCTGGCGCTGCGACCAGGCGCGACGATAGGCCCAGACGACGCCGGGGAAGTCGGGGTCGGTGAGGATGCCGGTGATCTGGTCGAGCGGGATCGGGTAGAGCTTCTTCGTCTTGTCGTCGCCGATCCACAGGCGGATGCCCTCGGTGTAGAGGCACAGGTGACGCTCGCGGCGCGCGTTCTTGCCGAAGAAGTTGCGCTGGTTAACCGGGTCGAGGATCTTCTCCTTGACGCGGGGCGCACGGCCGCGATTGTCCGCCGGAGGCTCGCCGTTGAGTCCAGGGACACCCTTGTACTTGATGCCGCCGCCCTTCTCGACGTAGGCGTGCTGGAGTTTGAAGCCGCGCTTGCCGAGCGGATTCGCGGCGGCGAACTCGCGGAGCTTCGCCGACCAGACCTTCAGTTCATTGAGCTCCATCCCCTTGACGGGGGCGCCGTTACCGCCCTGGAAGATCTCCCAGCCCTGGTCCTCGCGGGCGAGCATCGCCATCACGTTGTCGAGGGCCTCTTTCACGATCGGGTTCGCACCCGCCTGGGCCTGCGACTGGGACTGAGCGAGGAGCATTGCTTCGGCCAGTTCGCGGACCATGCGCTTATCGGAGACCATAGACCCCAGTTTACGGCTCGATTAGCGGACTAAACCGGCATCCCCGGCCGATTTCGCCGCTCGAACGCGATCTGGCGCGGGTCCACCGGGATGATCTCGCCGGGCTTGAGTCGTCCGAGAGGACTGTTGACCAGGGGGGACGTGTCGATCACGGCGTAGATGAGAGCGTCGAGTCGGTCGGGAGACCCATGCATCTCGCTGCGCATCTCCTTCTTGGGTGTGATCTTGATGGCTCCCTTGTTGTTCAGCTCGTAGGTGACGGCGAGCAACTGGTCGCGAAGAGCCAAGTCATCGTAGTCGATATCGAGTGCGCCTTCGCGCAGCAGTTCCCGCAGGTAGTCGTGGTTCTGATCTCGGACAACCTGCCAGCGGTGCGTGTCCGCGCTCGTGTTGCCTCCCAGCACACGGAGGACGACGTATGGCCGCGGGTGAAACTCGTCGAGTCGCTGAAGCATCGCGGCGATGCCAGAGCCCATGCCTGATGCGTCCACACGGACTTCTGTCGCGCCGAGGTGCATGGCTATCGCATGGACGCGGCGCGCGCTGGTCAGCTCGTCCTCCTTGGACCATGTTCCCGTCGTGGTGCGCGTCTCGCCGCCGTCCTCGTAGGCCACGGTACCATCGAAGACGCGGCACCGGCCGCCCTTGTTGACCATGACAACCGACTCGTCATCGCCCATGCCCGCCAGGTCGACGCCGAGGATGACCGGGGCGCCGGCGATCTGCTCCAGGTCGAAATCCCGCTCGCGCGCTGCGTCGACATACTCCTCGGGGAAGAACGAGCGGTCGTCCTCGCTGGGGAACTCGCCGAGGACCTTCGCCTTGAACCGCGCGTCCGGGCGCCCATTGAGGTTGCGCTCGAGACCCAGTTCGGAGTCGAACGTGATGTCGCCGCCGACCTTCCAGACGCGCTCTTTGTGGGCAATCCACTTCGCGCTCGTGAGGCCCTTGAGCATGGCCTCCTGCTTCTCGGGCTCGCCTGGGTAGACTATCTCGCCGGTCATGGTCGGCAAGTCGTAGGCGGAGATGGTGAACAGGTTCCACTCGGCTCCTTGGCGCTTGTCCGAGAACAGCGTGTGGAACGGCGTGGCGCGGTGGTCAGGGTTGCCGATGCCGACCCAGCGGGACTCCTGCCCTGTCAGGACTGCCTCTGCGGCCGTGAAGAGATCCTGCGGCATGCCGCCCATCTCGTCGAACCCGACGAACGTGCGGCGCTTACGGGTTCCCTGGAAAGAGGAAACGATGTCCGAATCCGCGGGGCGCTTACCGAACGCGATGGCCTCCTTGCCCGCGCCATCCGGCTTGGTGTAGTTCCAGGAAAGCTGCTCGTCAATCCAGCCGATTGGAGCCGGGCCGAGGCCCGCCTTCGCTTGCTTGGCGAGGTAGCCGTAGTTGTCCTTGAGGTACTTGAAAACGACTCGCTGGATCTGGTCTCGGCCATTTGCCGAGAAGATCGCCAGTGACTCCTCCGGGGGGAAAGCGGTGACCCACCACGTCCCGATATCGGAGAGGATAAAGGATTTCCCGCATCCGTTCGCCGACTTGACTGCGGTACGAGTCTTCGGTGCATCCTCGCGAGTGATCGTCACCGCGATGTCCTGCATCTTCTCGTAGTAACGTCGGCCCAGGACATCGGCCGCCCAGGCAAGGTAGTCGCGCTGGTAGAGAGACTTCTTCGATCGTGCGGCAATCTCATTCATAGCCGCCTCGAAGACGGTGGGGTCAAGGTTCACCGCTACTCCTCGATCTGCTTGGCCTGGATCTCCTGCCATGCGAGGGCCATCGCGTCCTGAACAAGCTCGTCCCACCTCTGGGGGTCGACCTCCTCGCGAAGCGCGCCCTTCATGTAGGTAAGAGCCAGGTCGACGACGTGTCCGAGTTGGCGACCGACGTTCTGGTTGTACGTCTCGAGATCTTGCTGGCTGGCGCTGTGTCGCTGCTTCACTCGATCGCCAAGGATCTTGAGGAGTTGGATCTGCACCTTCGCGTTGCCGAGATCCATGAACTGCTCTTCGAGCTTGTTAAGGATGCGGCCGAGTTTCCAGGTGACGAGCGCATCCTGCTGCGCGAGCGTGAGCCAGTCGTGGCTCTGGAGAAGCATCTCGATGTTGGCCGCCACGCGAGCGGGGGAGATGACGCCGCCGAGTTCTCGGCTGATCTCCTCAGGAGAGTGCGTCGCCGCGAGCAGAAGCATCTTCTCGTCGAGCTTCGAACGTGCGATCTCCGTGGCCATACCTCCAGTTTAGTGTCGGGAAAGCAACGACAGTGGGTATCCTGGACTTCGGGGGGTCGCAACCACCCCTCCCGTGTGGGAGCCATACCGCACAGCCCAGGTGGCAGGAGTCCCGTGGATAGCGCATCCACGGGACTCCCACCATTCGAGGGCTACTCGTCAGCGAGGAGGGCCAGCCACTTTGAATGGAAGCAGGTGGGGCAGAGGATTCCGCCCGCTTCACGGCTCGCGTCACCGCCAACAATGAGATTCCATGTCGCCGTGTCGGCCCACCAGATTGGATTCCTCCGCCCGCACTGCTGGCAGCGCGTGTCCCCATCCTCGGGGCGCCAGGGGCGCGGGATGTGTGCCCTAGTCTCCGCCATACCCCCAGTTTAGTTTGCAATCCACGCAATTAGGGCTTATCCTGAATGCACCGACTCCTTCATCGGTAAGTGAGCACCTCCCTAGTGCAAAGACCCCCGCGGCCCTAATCCGCGGGGGTCTTCACTGTTGAAGGCTACTTCTTCGCCGTCGAGCGGGCCTTGGCTCGGCTCTTCGACTGCTTCGCGACCTCCTCGATCGCCTGGCGCTCTTCGACCTCGATGAGCGTCGTGTCGTGACTCGGCGCGAAGTCGATGCCTTCGTCCTCATCGACCGGCGCCGGGGGTGCTGGCACCGGGTCGGCATAAACGGCGGGGTACGCCTCCGCACCGAGAACCGCCCAGTCCCAGATCCGCTGCGACAGTGCCACGATGTCCTGACGGCGCCCGTTGGGGCCGGTTGATCCCAGGTTGAACGTCTCCGCCGGCGTCTGCGTCCACCAGATCGAATTCTCGTGGACGGGCACGCTGACGTGCTTGGCGAGCACCTCGAAGAACTGCTCGACCTGCTTCTCGCTCCAGGCGTGGTTGTCACGCAGCTCGGCGTAGGTTCCGGCGAGGATGCGCAGGAACAGCGGCGAGCCGAGGATGGAGATCTGGCGCAGCCGGTCGGGCGTGAGGAGTCCGTCGATGATCGCTTGGAACTGCGGGAACGCTCGCACCAGGATGTCGAAGAACGTGGTGGTCTTGTTCGCGACCTCCACTTCGTTCATCTCGCGCTCCATCGCCTTGCCGAAGCGGCCCTCGATGCCGAGGTTGGAGGCGCGGATGATCTCAATGACGTGCCGCGCGGACAGCAGGTACGGCCCGGTTCGGCCGAGGCGGTCGTTCTCCGGGTCGATCCGGTTGAGCAGGAGCGGGTGCTCGGCGACCAGCACGAAGGCCCGGTTGGCGACCTTACGCTTGTCGAAGCGCGCCTTCACCGACGCGGAGATGCCCAGCGCGTTGTCGGCGATGTCGAAGAACATCTGACGGTACGAGTTGAGGTCGTCGGTGATGTGAACCTCGACGGCGACGCGCTCGGCGTAGAAGCGGTCCTGCTTGGCCTCGATCTCCTTGATCGCGCGCTCGGCGTCCTTGATGACCTTGGAGCCCTTGTCCTCGGTGCGGCGGGCTCGGTTCAGGTGGTCGAGCGCCTTCTGCCGCTCCGTCTCGAGCATCTCCAATGCGAGGTGGAAGCCGAGGATGCGGTGCTGCCCGTCGAGGATCTGGATGTCGCCCTGCTTGCGCTTCGGGTAGGAGAGCACGCCGAATTGCGCACTGTTGTCCAGCACGTCGAGGTCAGTTGCGAAGTCGAAGATCGCCGGGGCTCGCAGGATGAGGCCGGGGATCACCCAGTTCTCGTGCTCGAGGTAGTACTTCGCGAACGATTGAGCATGGTTCAATCGGATCTGCCGGTTGCCGGGGTTCGGAGCTGCGGGGTTCGGGCGAAGGATGTTGTTGATGATCTCCGCAGGCGTGAGCGCCACGAGGTAGACCGTGCGACCGCCTTGCCGGTATCGGGTTGCGTAGAACTGCTCATCCGTCGAGTAGGCCGCGATCGGCGCGACCTTCGGCGCAGTTTCAGTGGTCATGGTTAGCCCTTTCCCAGATCGGGTAGTGGACTAAATATGTACCACGGGCGGAGGGTGCGGGGCAAGTACCTACAACGTGCGAAACGAATGCTTGACAATGAGAAAGTTCTCACTGACTCTTGATGTCGGGGGCACGCTCTAGCATCTGTGACCCTCAGCAACACACGGAACAACACGCGAAACGGGGGTCGTGACTATGACTGTCAGGGTGAAAGAGTTCGACGGTCGGAGGTCGCTCGAGATCGAATGCAAGGATGGCGTCGTCTACATCGACGACGGCCGCAAGTGCTACGGACTCGATGCGGGTATCTTCCTCCATGCCGTCGAACGCGAACTGGGGGTAATGCTGCTGCGGAATGCGTTCCAGATCGCGGCGAAGCCATGCGGGGGCTCCCCAGCCGCCTGCATGGGCACTCCCAGTGCGAACTGAGAAGGGTGAGCGGGGCACCCTTCAGCCCACCTGGCCGCTCACCTGCTCGCACCCTGAAGACCTCAACTGTCTCACTAGATTTCTTATCGTGTGAACTGGCAAAGACGCCAGAGAGTCGCCTCTCACCCTAGTCAAGGGCTGAGAGGCGCTCTACTTCATCCTGGATGTACCAGATCGCCTTGCGGAGATCCTCGATCTCCTTCTCGCGCGCCGAGAGATCGGCGTCGCGCTTCAGGCCAGCGCGCCAGAGGTACTTGATCGCATTGCCCACGTTGAAATTGCGGTGCCGCGTGATCTGGATGCACTCGACACCGGACGGGTCCGACGTGTAGTGGCTGGGGTGGTTGACGTTATCGCTGCTCAATGGGCCACGTCCTGATCTCGTCAGTCTTCACGAGCTTCCCGCAGTGCGTTGAGCAACGGATCTGCTCGTCATTGGAGAACTCGTACTCGCGCATCTTGCAGATCTTGTAGACGTAGCCGCAGGGGAGCCGCGCCCACAGGTGCGCCTCGTGGGCCCCGCGGCCGACGATCTTGCAGTGGTTGCTCTCGCAGACGTGCGGCTCGTCGGGGTCTCCGAAGACGAGGATCTCAAGATCCTCGAGCGGCGGTGCAAGCGTCACGGTTCAGCCCTCCTCATCTCGCCACGCACGCACGACCGGCGTCGTGGTGCGGATTGTCATGCCGACCCCACCCTCGTTGCCGTAGTCGTCGGGGCCTCGGCTGGACAGTGACTCCATCTCGATCACCATCCAGGATCCGACGATCGGCTCCTGCGGGTAGTAGCCGATCAGGGGAACCCAGTCGCCGTCAGCCCTCTTCGCGTTCTCGCTCGCGCCCTCATAGCGACGGACGCGCCGGTTCGCGTCGTCGAATTCGTAGCACGCGCCGGACTCGGTTTCGATGTGCAGCATCACTCAGCCCTCCCACCTCGCCAGCACGACGGGATCGACGACGCGGGTATCCACGCCGATCTGGATGATCGCGGCTCGCTCGGCCGAATAGCCTACAAACGTCGCAGGGATCACACGGTCGACGAGCAGCCGCTCGCCAGGCTTGAAGTCAGTCATGCCTCCACCGCCTCCAGCACGATTGTCTTGCCGTCCTCGCTCCGGTACACGCGCCACCCGCTCACCGGCTCGCGGGTCGTCCAGCGCTTGAGCTGGAACCTGCCGCGATCGTCGGGATTCGTGATGGCGACGTGCCCGCCGGCGCTGAGGCTCAGCGTCTTCGTGGTGCCGTCGGAATGGATGTGCAGGGTCATCGTTCGTTCTCCATCACTCGGAACTTGGTCAACTTCTCCACCGGGAATCGGCGGAACATGCCGGTCTCGCGGTTCAGGCACGCCGCCCAGACTCGGCCGTCGCCGTCCGGGTTCAGGCCGCGCACCTCGTACGCGACGCGCGTGTAGATCGGGACGGGGTGCGGTGAGTGTTGCACCAGGTCGCCGACCTTGATCTCGTCGCGGTAGGTCATGCTCCCTCCCGCTCGAACGGTTCGACGTGCGCAGCGCGCAGGAACGCGCGGTTGCGCATGAAGAGCTGGATCTGCCCGCTGCACTCAATCGAGATGCGGGAGATCTCGCCCTCGGGGTAGCCGAGCGCCTTGATGAGCGCCTTGACGGCCTTCTGGACTGCCTGGTTGTCGGGCTGAGGTGCCATGCTCGGCTCCTTTCAGTTCAGGTCTTGCGGGTGGTCGGCTTCGTAGAGTTCCACGAGGCGGTCGATGCTCACCGGATCGAAGCCGGGGAAGTCGAAGTCGCCGTACTGCGTGATCGGTGCCGAAGCGTAGCCCTTGCTCTTGAACCACTTCAGCGCCTCGGCGTTCTCCTCGGAAGTGAGATCCTTCTCGACGAAGGGGATGCCCTTCGAGCGGAGCGAACGCTTGACCGCGTTGCACTGGACACATGCGGGCTTCGTGTACACGATTACGGTGGTCACGCCTGCACCCCCGCTCGGCCGAGGCGCTGCGGCTCCGGGTCGGGGTCCAGCAGCGCGGCGATGAGGTCGTCGCGGCGGAACCAGCCGAGGGGGATCTCGACATCGCCGAAGGGGTCCGTGTAGTGCAGGTGGACCTCGGGGACACCGGCCCTGGTGCCCTGCCCGGTCGAGATGTAGATGGCCGGGCGGTCCTCCGGCACCGCCTCCGGGTATGAAGTCGTGATGATCTTCCTCATGAGATGTCGTCCTCTCGCTTGTCGGTTGTCAGAAGGTGGTTCCACAGCCACAGCCCGAAGGCGGGGACTGCGATGGTCCAGGCGACGCGGCCTGCGGGATGCTTGATCTGGAAGACCTCCGCCAGATGCCACGACAGCGTCGCCGACGAATCGCCGGTCTTGCGCATGATCTGGATGGCGACGAACTCGACGATGCCGAAGAAGACGGCCCAGGTGATCCAGAGGACGGTGAAGGGTTTCATGCCTCCCCCTTCCACTCGATCAGCGGCCACTCCGCGTTCACATGCTCACCATTGCCGACGGAGCGGAAATAGGCGGTCAGCTCGTAGGCCTGGTCACGCTTCCAACCGATCTGCGCCTCATGGATCACCTGAAGCGGGATGCCGCGCAGCAGATCGCTGTCGAGCTGCTTGAGCGCGATCCTCGCCGCCGCCAGAGCGTCCGCAGTGGCGCCGTGCGCCTCATCGGCCGACAGCGGCACGTTGTACGCCTCAGCGACCGCCTGGAGCCGCCTGGAGCCCTTCCCGCGCCGCTTCGGAACGAGGCGCTGGTCGAGGACATAAGGGTCGAGGACGGGGCCGTCAAGGTCAAAGCCCAAGACACCTAGAGTGACCCGACGGAACTCGCGATCAAGCACAGAGAGGTCGTAGGGCGAGTTGAAGATCACAAGTGGGACATCCGTGGTCCACTCCTCAACTAGGACTCGACGAACCTGCGGGATGACAACCTGGAGTGGCTTCCCGTACAGCCGCGCATGCTCAGTAGTGATGCCATGCACGGCGGTCGCATCAGCCGGGATCTCGTAGCCGTCGGGGCGGACGAGCCACTCCTGGCTCTTCAACACGGTGCCGTCATCGTCGGCGAGCACCAGCGCGATCGTCACGATGCGAGCAGTCTCCGGGTCAACCGACGTTGATTCAATGTCGAGCGCTAGAACAGGCATCAGCTCGCCCCGTCCTTCAGCGAACCCGCGACGACCACGCCGAAGCGGACCTCCTCGCGGTCATCGTCGATGAGATCCTCGTCCCCGTCGACCTCTTCGGGGTCGGCGACCGGAACGTACAGCGTGTACGGCGTGATCTTGATGGTCGGCGGGCCTTCCACCTTGTCCATGTACTCCATGATGAAAGCGAAGGAGTCCTGGATGCGGGCCACCGACGCCGAGTACTCGACGTAGGAGTTCACGTCCTCGAAGCGCGTCATTTGCCGACTAATCCTTCCTGCGGCCGAACCAGCCGGACACGTCGCGGAACTTGGGGCGGACAGGCTTCGCGGGCTCGGGCGCCGGCGTGCCCGACAGCGCGTGCAGCGCGATCAGCAGGTCGCGGATGGGGAACACCAGGCCAGCGGTTGTCAGTGGCGGTGCGCTGCCATCCCCGAAGAGCGTCAGTGTCAGGGCAACGTGCTTGTCGGTGGCTGGCTTCCAGAGCACCAGAACGGCCTCGCCATCCTGACTCTCGACTTCGATGCTCATGACTTGCTCCTCTGCGTGAAGGTGGCGAACGGGTAGCGGGCGCGGCGTCGCGCCATGCGGGCAGTGGGGGAGGCGTAGATGACCGCGGCGGTGTAGACGGCGGCGAGCCAGGCGAGGACGCGGCGCATCACACCGCACCCCCGATCGCCCTGAGCAGCCCCTCGGGCGTCTGGAACAGCGGAGCCGGGAAGTACTTGTCGAACGTCGTGGAAACGCCGACCAGGCCGGTCTTGCGGTCGAGGCCGAGGAAGCAGATCGTGTCGACCCGGATGAATACGTCGAAGTTGATCTCGACGAAGTTCGCCCGGTCGCCCACGGCGTCGAGCATGTCCTCGACAACCTCTAACGCGGTCACCGGGTAGTACGCGCCGCCGGAGAGGGTCACGCCCAGCTCGCCCGACTCGTGCTCATGCAACACCATCACGATGTCGGCGGCGCGGACGTACTGATCCTTGGCGATCTTGATGAAGCGTCGGGTCATGATGCTGCCTTCTTCTTGTCGACGTAGAACCTCATCACATGCCCTCCGTCACCGACAGCCAGGCGAACAGCGCCGCCGAGAACGCGGCGACCACGATGCCGGCGACGCCGAGGGAGATGAGGGCGCTCTTGAAGCCGTCCCGCACGATCTCGACGATGAACAGCATGAACAGGATGAACACCACGAGCACGTAGAAGAGCTGGACCTGCGTGAGGGGGATCACGTCAGCACCTCCCGCGTGCGGCGCCACACGCCACGCCTCGACTTGGGGTCAACGGCGTGATCCTGCGGGGCCTCCTCGCCCTTGCGGTCCTGCTCGATGAGCTGTGCGATCGTGGCCTGGGGGAGTCCGAAGTGGATGATGGGCCTGTCGGAGTTGAAGGTGGTCATGCGAGTGCCTCCGGGTGCCGATGTGCCCACTCGGGGTGCTGGCCGGTGATGTGGCGGCGCACGTTCACGAACGACCGCTGGCAGCCGGGGACCGGGCAGACGCCGTTCGCGATGCGGTTGCGCAGGCGGGTGATGTGGCCCTTGTACGCCCGCGCGGAGCGCTCGGCGGCTCGCGCCTGATCGCGCGCCGCGGTCAGTGCGGTGTTGGCCCAGTCGCGCTGACGGCGCGCCGCCGCAAGGCGCTCCTCGAGCTTCTGCTTCTCCGTCGTGATGAAGTGGAGCTTGTGCCCGTTCGGGCAGTACCACTCACCGCCGTTGTCGAGCCGATCGCGGTACATCTCGTCCGGGATCGCGTGCGGGATGCTGCACACCCCGCAGGTGAGGATCTCGAGAGTTCCTGTGTAGGTGAGAGTCGCCATCCGTGTCTCCTTCCCCAGTGGTCTTGGTCCGCGGGCCGCGCCGGGTCTGCAAGCGCGGCCCGCGGTGTGGGTTATCGCCCCAGAATAGCATTGCGTTAGTGGACTAATCCACCCTCACGGCGCTTATTCAGCAAGGAGAAGGCCCCGAGGAGCACGGGAAGGGCTGGGCATGCTACGACTCGGGGCCGGCGAAGACAGCGCTTGCGGACCACACGCTCTTGCTGCTCGCCCCTCCAGTCTAGGCGGCGCGGAGCGGGGTTTAGCGGGCAGAACGTCCCTCGATGCGGGTATCTAGGTACGGTTCGTTGCTGCCCCGGACCACTCGGAGCGGGGATCGTGGTCGACGAACCACTCGTAGCCCTCGCGCTCGAAGTAGGCATCGCCGTCGTGGATGGCATGGATCTTGACGATCGCGCCCGTATAGGTTTCGGGCTCGAAGTCGTCCCACGCTAGCCCGGTGAGCATCACCGTGTCGCCAACTAGGAAGCGGCTCATTCGTGGCCCTTTCGCAGGAACTTGGCGTGGGATAGCAGGCTGTCGACAGCGTGACCTGCGGCATCGTGGGCGCCCGCCCAATAGTCGCCCACATTGGGGCTTGCGATCGAGGCTCGAATGCGGGTCTCGACGTACTCGTTCGCGAAGCCCTCCAGCGCATCGGCCGCGGCCTCGCGCTTGATGCGGTCCAGCAGCGGGGAGGCGAGGATGGCGTCGGCGAGGCGTGAGCACTCGGTACCTTCGTCGAAGATGGCCTCGCCGCGAGGCTTGTCCATCGCGGCGTTGTGGATCATCTCCGCCAGCTCTTCGCGGATGTCGCGGGTCATGCTTCCTCCTCGCGGTACGGGTTGGTGTTGCAGCCGCAGTCCCGAGACTCCTCGGCGTTGACGTAGTGGCCCTTGTCGAAGCCTTCATCCCACGCCTCGGCGCGAATCCGCCGGAGCAGCGGGGAGGCGAGGATGGCGTCGGCCGCCTTCTCGACAAGTGGGCGGATGTCTTGCCCGAGCACAGACGGTTGCACCTTCTTCGGGTAGTTCGATGCATTCCAGAGGACTGAGCGGATTGCAGCCTCGATCTCTTCGCGGATGTCGCTGGTCATGATTCTCCTCCATTCAGGGCGGCCTCAAGAGCGGCGCGCATCCGCTGATCCCGCAGAAGACCCGCCGACTCGGCGTATGCATCGAGCGCCGCTTCCACCATCTCGTCGGTGATCTCCACGGGCTGTTCGCGCTGCCAGGCGGCGCCCTCGGTGAAGCCCTCAGCCCCCAATTCGGCCAGCATCCCGCCGCGATGCCGGTATCGCTTCTCGGCTACTTCGCTAGCCTTGTCGTCTGCGGTGGTCATGATTCTCCTCCATTCAGGGCGGCTTCGAGGGCATGGCGGGCCATTGCCTGGTAGTCAGCGATGCTGTACACGTCGTTGAACGCGGGATCGTCCTTTAGGATCGCTCGCGCCGCCCGCTCCACCATCTCGTCGGTGATCTCCACGGGCTGTTCGCGCTGCCAGGCGGCGCCCTTCTCGAACGCGATGCGCCGGGCACGTCGGATGGCGCCAGGGTTCAGTGGCACCCCTCCGCGGGTACCATAGCGTCGCTCCGCCTCGCGGAATGCGGCCTGGGCGGCCTTGTCGTCTCTCATCCTGCCCTCCCTTCCTCAACCCTCAGATTAGTGGACTAAACGGGTGGGCGACAACCCCGGAACGCTGGGAGAACGGCTGGAATGTTTCGCGGATGGGTCGGTTTACTTTACTCAGGTATACGGCTGGCGTATATGGGGGTGAGGTGGAGGCTCAGCCGCGCAAGCGGCGGATCTCAGCCACGAGCGCTCGGATAAGGTCCGTGTAGTGCAGGGTCGGCTCGGGGTACTCGTAGACGTTCTCACCGCACTGAACGAGCTTGGCCGGGTCATAGCCGGACCAGAAGTCGAGCAGGCGGGAAAGCGTGAACTCAGCGCCGACGACAGCACCATCGCCGTCAAGCGCGGCATCCAGCGCTTCCTCGAGAAGGGTCAGGCTGGTGTCATCAAGCGGGATCGTCAGGTTGCTCATCGAGCCACTCCACTTCGGCGTACAGGGTCTTCTGGGGGAACAGGGAGCGCAGCGAGTAAGCAAGGATGTCGCGTAGGGGGAATCCGCTGACGTAGCCGAAGCAGAAGTCGAAGACAGCTCGGCGGACGCCCCAGTCCCGCATCGGGCGGGGGATGCCGTGCCCGAGAGACTGGAGAGGGCCGCTGTAGCGGCCCGTGGAGCCGTCGGCCTTGCGCCACTGCATGTCGGTCATGCTCCGCCGCCAGCGGGGCCCTGGAGGCGCTTCTGGCTCCACTTCTCCATGATGCGCCGCTCAGCGGGGGAGATGTCGCTGCTCCCCGCCGTGAGGCCGTAGCGCACGCCAGGCGGGACATGCTCGAGGGCTTTCTTGAACTGACGCTTGTAGAACTCGGCCTCGGCGTCGGCGTACTCCAGCGCATCCGCCAGGTCGTTGATGAGGGCGCTGCGGGCGTTGCCGGGGTGCGATCCCGCCGTGAAGCCGCGGGCTTCGGCGATGAGGGCCTGGATGTCGGTGGTCACGTCAGCGCCTCCAGGATCGCGTCTGCCACGTCCTCGACGCAGGTGCAGGCGTCGGGGTAGCGGTCGGGGTGTTCGCACCGCCAGGAGTGCGGAGAAGCGCCGTGGTCGTCGAGGCCCTGCTCGCGCAGCGCGCGGAGGATGATCTGCCTGCGGGCCGCCTCCCTGATGGCCTGGACGCGGGCGTTGTCCCAGGTCTGAAGTTCGGCGGTCATGAGAGTGCCTCCAGTTCGTCGGCGTCGAAACCGAGGATGCCCGCCGCGCGCTCGTCGAGGCGGACGCCGTATTCGTACCCATACACCTCGCCGCCGGTGATGACGCCTTCCGCCTGGCCCGTCGCGAGCACGCCGGGCTTGGTGCGCACGCGGTCGCCGATGTTGAACTGGGTGGTCATGCGTCATACCGCCTTCAGGCTCATGGCCGTCTGGGGGCTGAAGTCGTACATGGGGTGCTCGGCGTACTTGCCGAGGAAGCCTCCGCCGGCGGGGCTAGCTCCGCTCTCGCGGGTGAACTCGCCGAGCAGGTCGGCGATGCGGCGCTCCTGGTCCTCCGTGAGTTCGATCGTCGAGAAGATCTTATAGAGGTGTGCTGTCGCGATCGCCTCCGCGCTGATACCCATGTCCCGCTCCTTCCGCTGGTTTCGCTTGCCCTGCAAGTTCAGTTTAGTGGGCTATTGCCCCGGTTCTGCTGTGAGAGGGCTGAAATTTCTACGCGCTGACAGCCCCGCCCGCATAACCCCCGTCGCCGGCGCCACAATCTGGCATGTTTCGCCGGCGTCGCGAGCCGCGCAATCCGCGCGAGCCGCCGGCGCCGCGCCTCCCCTTGCGCCGCCCGCTACCCTGCCGCGCGAGCCCCGTTGATAACGGTTATCAACTAGCGTTTTGCCACCTCTGGGGTACACATTTGGGCCAATAGTGGGTAGAATCGCCTTATGGCGAACATGATTACACCGGTTCTTGACCTTGGCGCGCCCGCGCGCGAGCGCGTCGCGCGCATGGCGCAGCTCGAGCGCGAGTACGAGCGCCGCGCGCACCACGGGCGCGCGTGCCTGAACCCGACGTATTGCGCCGCTAGCGGCGGCGTAGGCGCAGGATGCCGCAACACGCACACCCGGAAGGACTGACACCATGCGCACTCGCTATGCACTCGCGACCCTGGCGGTCGGTATCGCCGGCGCCGCTATCGGCGTAGGCGCGACCCTCGCGCTGACGCCCGCGCCTGTCGCGCCCGCGCCGATCGTGCATGTGGCCGAGCCTGCCACGCCCGCGCCCACGGCGACGCCTGCGGACACGGCATGCCGTGACGCTGTTGACCTGCTGATCGGCATGCACGACACGGCGCATGCCGAGCTTGTCAACGTCATCCTTGCGGACCTGTACGCCGGTACGCCGCGTGACTGGTCCGACTATGAGGCCATGCGCGCACAGCTCGGCAGTGACGCTGAGGCGAACGTCTGGCCTGTCGTGCGGGCTTGCCTGGACACTCACTGACACGTCAACCGATAGCCACTAGGGAAGGGCACATCATGGAAATCCAGGTCACACTCACGGGACGCGAGACCATCGATGCGCGCGTCTACATTGACCACGGCATCAACACAAGCGTCGCCTACGGACTCGCATTCAACGATGACGGCGATGTCGTCGCGGAAACCGACTCGACTCGCTACGGCGGATTCTGTGAGGCGGAGATTGTCTATCACGAGTTGCACAGACTCATCGCCTGGCGATGGGGGATCGAGTCGGGGGACATCGCCGACGCGCTCGACATGCGCGGCATCATGTGCGACTGCGAAGAGGGCTAGCCATGCTCACGCGAATTGCCCACTACCTCGCGTCGCACCTGACGCGCGCCGGCCGCGAGCGACGCCGCTACGCACAGGCGATCATCACCGCATGCGTCGCACGCTTCGCAGATCCGATCCACTAGGTACACATATAGGCCAATAGGGAAGGCTGGACAATGACCAACCACGACAGCAACGCCGCGCCGCGCGCGTGGGCCGACGGGTTCGGCCTCTGGCACGCGGAAGTCCCTGCGACGCATCCGCACCCCGCTACGCTCGCGCGACGCCTCATCCGCCACGAGCTGACCGCACACGGAGAGGCCAAGCAGGGCTATCGGCTCAAGCTCGACCAGCGCGAGCCCTACACGCCCGGCATGCTCCACTACAAGGAACGATGACCATACCCTCTGAGCGGCCCGCGAGCGCGCGCCTCAGCGACTCTCGCGGCGGTTCAGTAGGCATGGCCTACTCAAACCATGACAAGCCACTAGAGAGGGGCGATCACGATGCCCTGGCATATCCTCATCTTCACACTCGCGACACTGGCGACGCTCACGCTGCTGCTTCTCTTTATCAAAGGCGCCTCACGACACATCCACGTCACCGACACCTACGCCGGCCTTACAGCCTGCCGAGAGTGCGGTCGAATCATCCGCGACGACGCCTCAGAGGACGATTCCCAGCGAACGTCCAGACACCCGAGAGTGTAAACCTGTGTTACAAGCAAAACCCGCGGAATCATGCGGAACTTGCTTCGCGAGCCCCTAGAGCATGAAAAGTACCCTAGATTACTGAACTATCAGACTATCTATATGTCTACTAGGGTATTAGACACTCTAGATACTCTCAGACCTACTTCCGCGGAAAATCAACGATCTAGGTTGTAACATCGGTTTACACTTTTGGCCCTCAGAGCCTAGACAACTGAACAGTCCGACTTTTTTTCAGTCGGAACGTCTAGACTTTCCGCCTAGACTTTCCGACCGCCAAAACAGTCCGACAGTCCACTAGTCCGATTGGAGCATCATGCCGAATCTCGACCGTATCGCCCTCGAAACGCTCACACGCCTCGCGGCAGAGCGGGCGGAGCTGGAAGCACGCCTGAGGGCGAATCTCGACGCCACGCGCGCAGAGGTCCGCACAGGCTCACGCGCCGGCGTAGCGCTCGCCAAGCTCGCCCGCGCCGCGGGAGTCTCGCGCGTTACGGCGTATCGCTGGCTCGCGGATTGACTGAACAGCCGACACACGAAAGGATCGCGACCATGAACACTGAGAACCTGCCCTACCGCGTTGAGTACCGATTTCCGAACGGCGAGACAATCCACGTCGCCGCATTCGCGAGATGGGACGATGCCCAATGGTTCGCAAGGCGCGACGATGAGGCCGTTGGAGCTTCCTACGCTGATGAAGAGTGTCCCGAGGTCGTCGTTATCGACACGGCGCAGGGTGCCGAGGACATCGTTACGGAGCGTCGCCAGGCTTGGGAGTAAGCCTGTAAACCCCTTGACAGACAACTGAACAGTCCACTAATCTAGGCAGTACGAGATAGCCACTAGGGAGGCAATCGAGATGAACATCCAGAACTTGATCGAGGAAGCGCGCTGGCTGCGCTCCGTCGAAGGCGAGAACCCAGAGTACGATCGCGCACTGGTGGAGCTGGTGGCCGCGTTCCTGCCCGGTGAGAACGAAGAGCGCTACGGGTATCTGTACCCCGTGATTCTCGATCGCCCGATGCCGGCCTAACCCCCACAAAGTCGAAACGCCGCGAGGCGTCGCTAGGACACCGGCACCCCTGGCCTGATGAGACAGCCGACTAAATCGCCAGACACGCCACTAGGGAGGGCAATCATGGCAAGGTACGAAACCCACAAGCGAACGTCGCAGGGCAAGGCCCGCACGATCGCACGCAACACGGCCCGCGCGCTCAAGTATCAGCAGCCGGCGCGCGTCACGACCGCCGGGAGGGCTGCGCGGTGAAGTTCTCACTGGAAATCAAGCTGGGCAACGACGCGAACGGGAATCGCGTCGGACAGTGGCGCGTGACCAAGAATGGGGAGGGCTGAGCGATGGGACTCTACCGATACAGCGCGACCGTCAACGGCAAGCGCCGCTCCGTGATGTTCCACGCCAAGCCTGAGGATTGGGGGCACGAGCCGACCCGCGAGGCTGACGGCACTGTGACGCCGGCGGAGCTGAACCTTGCGACGGCCCAGCTTGTCATCGACAACAAATACGACCTGTACAAGCGCTTCTACGCTGGCGCGACGGATGCGGACTACGACGCCGAGCACGTCGGCGCGCTGCTCGAAAAGCAGGGCTGGCAGATCATCGAGGGGGACGCATCATGACCACGCACACCATGAACACCTACAGCATCGCGACCGATTACGAGTACACCGAGACTCACAAGCGCGAGCGACTGAGCATCTGGTCGGGCGCGTTCGCATCCGACTACGAGGGTGAGGCGTACAGCCGACCCCGCGGATGGACGATTCGCCCGTACTACGGCCTGGGCGACGTGATCCGCGTTGACGGTCCGAATCGCCGCACGGATGAGAACTACCCAGAGGTGGACCGACTGATTTCGGATGCGCTCGAAGCGTACTGGGCAGAGCGGGCGGTGCTGTAGTCATGACCACCACGCCAACCACCGAGTACGGCTACCTGCTCGCTCACGCTTTCGAGCGCGAGACGGTCGGGGGATTCACCCGCGCCGCTGACGCCTGGGAAGCCCTGCACGACGTTCTGAACGCTCAGAAAGGCTCAGACGGCGTGGTCCTGCGCCGAGACTCGAAGGATGAGCCCTGGCGCCCCGTGGGCCGCGTCGCGTGGTGGTGGTCGCTGTGAGCACCTACTACGAAACCGGCCAGCGCGTCCAGGAAGCGCTCAGAAACGGCGAAACGCTGCGCGTCGAGCTGAATGACGGTACCTGGGATCTGTGCGGCATCCACCTTGCGGAAGAGTGGCACATGCTCGCGCCGGGTGAGCGGTTCCGAATCATTGATCCGAGCAGGTGCGATGACTGCCAGGAAATCGAGCACGACACATGCCCTCTTGCGGAGGGCTGCACATGCTGTGCCGACACAGCGGAGAGGAGTGAGGAGGGATGAGCACGCTCTACAGGCTCACGGTAACGGCGGAAGAACTCGCGAAGGTGCGCGACGCTATCGGCCACGACGGCGGGGCAAAGCCTTACAGGCCGCGCGCCGCCGCGGCTCAGTCTGAGCCTTTCAATCCGAACACCGGAGATCCGGCGTTGGATGCATTTATGACGGCGCATCACAACCCGAAGTGGCGCCCCGCGCCGCTGCCCAAGTCTCCCGGACTGCCAGCGTTGCGGCCCATGAAGGTCTATGAGCAGGACGAAGCGGAACGGGCGTGGAAGTTCGAGGCACAGAAGGCCGCAGAGGATATCAAGGCTGGCAAGATGCCTGAGGCTGAGGCCGCACTCCGCGAGTTCATCGCGATTCATCGCCCCGTCTGGGGGCGACGGGGAAACGTCTACCGCTCAACCGAGCACGGCTACACCATCGCGAAAACTGCGGCCGGGTGGTTCCGGGCGCTTCGCCCAGACGGGCGCGAGCTGGGCGAGTTCAGGCTGTGGAAGCAAGCAGAAGATGCGATCGATGAGCACAGGGCCGGATCGGAGAAGGCGGCATGACCACCCAAGCACCCTACGAAGTCAGCCCCTACGCCCGCAAAGCCTCAGAGGGCTTCGGGCTGGACGTGCTCTGGAATCAGGCCATCCAGACCGCCCGAGATGCGACGGTCTGCACCTGCGCTCATCGGAACGTCTCGCACGGCTACGGAGACGACGCTGGCCCGACGTGGCCGGACGGCTCGCGGATCGGCCGCGGCGCGTGCGGTATCGAGGGCTGCGATTGCCCACTATTCGAGGATTCCGCGACGCTCGCGGAGACGATTACAGGAAGGCGAGGCAATGCCTAAGAGCACGACCGACCACTCCGCCGTTCGCTGGACCTGCCAGGAGGAGGGCTGCGGGAAATCCGGCGTCGCCACGGACACCCTCGACCGACTACTGCTTCACGACTGCAAGAGCCGAGGCCCGCTCGACACCGTTTCAATTCTTCTCATCGAGAACACGGAGGACCACCGCATGACCACCCACAAGACCCCCGAGGATATCGCGGACGCGACGATCGACACCGTGACCACCCTTACCCCGAAGGGCGCGCGCCAGCTCATCATCCAGGCCATCGAGGCCGACCGCGCCCAGCGCCAGCCGGAAATCTACATCGTGCAGAACGAGGCGGGCGATGTGGTGGACGTGTTCCGCGACGCCGACGAGGCGACCGCCGTCTACCAGGAGGGCTACAGCGTCATCGAGGAAACGATCTGGGAGCCGGGCGAGTACGCATCTGTGCGCATCGAGGAGCTGACCGACGCATGGGAGTCGGCGACCGGCGACACGGCGAGCGACTACGCGCTCAGCGAGGACGACTGGAAGGTCGGCCTGGACGACGACGAGGCCGCGGAAATCGCGCGCCTCATCAAGTGGCGGGAGGCTCAGAAGTGACCCCCGAGCAGATCGCAGAGGCGACCGTCGAGTCGTTCGAGTCGGATGACCGCATGAGTGTCAACCCGCACGACCTGACATACACGTTCGGCTACCCGCTCTTGAAGGACATGCTGACCGCCGCTATCGAGGCCGACCGCGCTCAGCGCACCTGGCAAGTCCTGGCCGGCGGAACCTCACGCTACCCGCTCGCGATCATCGGCGCGTATGCGACCAAGTTCGAGGCGGAGGCCGTGGCTGACGCATGGAATCGCGTCAATGGGCAGTACGGCATCCGCTACCGAGTCGAGGAGGACGCATGACCGCCCTCTCCCACCCCGACTGGCTGCGCGTGATGGACGTGCTCGATGCGACGCCGTGGCGCAAGGATGACGCCACCCGAGCGGAGCTGTGGCACGCGCTCGAATGCGCGGCGGCGCTTCCCCCGTCAGACCCGGAGCGCTGCGCGTCGTGGGAGCGGGTGCGCTACCTCGCTGGCTACCCGGTCGGCGGCGGCGCTCACCGCCCGCTGTACGCGCTGGGCGCCGGCCCCACGGCGGAAGATCCGTACACGGCGGGCGAGCCTCCCGAGTTCGGGGAGCTGCTGGCGATGCTGAACTACGCGGCAGGGTGGGCGGCGGCATGACAAATCGCAAACTCGCGCTGCCGGTGAGCATCGGCTGGGCGCTTATCACCGTCGCCGGTCTCGGCTGGTGGCTCTACTGCATGGCTGGATGAAGGAGGAGAGAGATGACCCATTCAGAATGGCGTGACGCCTACGAGGCGGCGCGAGCGAGGCTTGAGCCCTGGCTGAGCCGCGACGACGACGGGCAGGTGTGGATCGACATCAACGCGCCCGGCCCGCTGGTGAAGATCTACGTTCAGTTGCAGGAGTTCGGCCTGGAGCGGGAGTGGCTGCGGCTGGGCGACGAGGCGGGGGAGGCGGCATGACCCTCAGAATCGGAGACCGCGTGACGTTCACACCTGCGGCGCGTGACCTGTTCCCCGAGGCGCGCGGGCATGGCGTGCTCACCGTCGAGGCCGTGTGGCTCTACGGGAATGTCGGCCTGTCGAACGGGCGGCTCTGGAATCGGGCGTGGCTGGAGAAGGTGGAATGACGGGCTACCTCTGGCTGGCCGCACTCATCGGCGGCGGGATCGGCCTGGCTCCAATCGTTGTGGGAGAGCTCGGACTCCTCATCCACAAAATCCGCAACAACAGGAAGGGACAAGAACAATGGGAGACATCGGAAAGCCGTTGAAGCACATCGAGCTGGAGCCGCTGGAGGTTCCGCACGAGGCGCCGGTGCCGGCGGAGCAGCCGTCGGTGCCGGCGGAGGAGCCGGTGCCGGCATGAATCCGCAATACTGGCACTACGACCCGCCCTACGGCTACGACTATGCGGCTCAGGTCGCACGACTCAAGGCTGCTGCGGCACAGGTCAAGTCCGCGCCTGCAAAGCCCAAGGTGGATCAGTTCGCCGGCGTGACCGCGGAGTTCGCGGCGGGTGTTGTGACGGGTACGCGCTCGTTCAGTGTGGACAGGCTGGGCCGCCTCACGGGTGTCACCTACAAGAAGGTCTGGCGCCCCGGCGAGAACGTCGCGAAGTGCTACCGGAGTGAGGACCACTACCACGCCTTGCTCGGCGGCATCACGATTCGGACCAGCGGGATTGAGCGCACCGACGAGCACGCGATGACCGAGTGCGACCACGGCTTCTACGCCTACTACGAGGGGTCGAACGACTTCTACGAGGAGGGTCGCATCATGGGCGTCATCGAGGGCTACGGCGAGACGCTGATCGGCACGCGGGGCTTCCGGGCCTCGAAGGCGCGGATCGTGGCGCTGCACATCCCGGAGGGCGTGGAGGTTGCCAAGCGCCGCCTCGTCTTGCGGAACTACCCAGACATCCCACAGTTCGACTCGTTCGAGGCGATGGTCGAGGCGTTCCCGCCCGATGACGCCGGTCAGGGGATCAACCCGGCGAACGACCCTGACTTCTGGGAGCGGGAGGCGTGACTGTCATGACCCTCCCCGCCCCGACGTGCATTGAGGAGCGCATCTGGGATGCGCTGAACCTGCACCCCGGCCTGACCGGCCAGCAGCGCCTCGCGATCTACACGGCGATCACGGCGAAGAGCGCCGATATCGCAGGCTGCGCCTGGGTGTCGGTGTGGACGGCGCGACTCAAGACTGGCAACACGCTGCGTCATGCGGTGGTGCGCCACAATCCGGGCGTCATGCCCATGACCATGCCGTCGGACGTTCACATCTTGACGGCGCTTGAGAAGGAAGGTACAGAGCAATGAGCATCACCGTACGGACACAGGCAGAGCTGGACAAGGCACTCGCCGACAAAGAACCCGCCATCTACATCGAGTCACCCGCGGGTGTGTGGCTGCGGGTGACCGACACGGGCTCGTCCCACGTCGTGGCTCGGGGCTCGTCCCACGTCGCGGCCTGGGACTCGGCCCGCGTCGTGGCTTCAGGCTCGGCCCACGTCGTGGCTTCGGAATCGTCCCACGTCGCGGCTCGGGGCTCGTCCCACGTAGAGGCTACGGACTCGTCCCACGTCGAGGCTTGGGGCTCGTCCCACGTCGTGGCTTGGGACTCGTCCTACGTCGTGGCTTGGGGCTCGGCCCGCGTCGTGGCTTCGGGCTCGTCCTACGTCGAGGCTCGGGGCTCGGCCCGCGTCGTGGCTTCGGACTCGGCCCACGTTGTGGCTTGGGACTCGTCCTACGTCGTGGCTTCGGACTCGGCCCACGTTGTGGCTTGGGACTCGTCCTACGTCGAGGCGACCCGCTTTGTATCCGTTCACCTGCACTCCAAGCGCGTCACGCTCACCGCTTCGGTGGCGGAGCACGTCATCGACGTAACCGACATCAACCTCGAAACCTTGCCCGACTTCCTCGCCTACCACGGTGTGAAGGTGACGGTCCGCGGGGACGCGGTCCTGTACAAGGCCGTGGACCAGAACCTGCAGGCCGGGCACGGGTACACGCTCACTGAGTACCCGATCGGGGGGACGGTGACCGCCCCGGATTGGGAGGCGACGCAGGCGTGCGGGGCCGGGTTGCATTTCGGGTACACGCCGGTCGTGGCGCGCGGGTACTTCAACGGTGAAGGGGAGCCGAGGTTCTTGGAGGTGCATGTTCCCCTGGAGGGGCTGGTCCCGCTCGGGGATAAGGCGAAGGCGGAGTCGTGCCTGGTGGTGCGTGAGGTGGACCTGTACGGGCGCCCAGTCGCTGCCGAGGAGGTGGCGTCATGACCACGATCCACACCGCCTGGCCGGATGCGCGGCCGGAGACCCTGGACGATATGGGTTACCGCGATGAGCAGTGCTCGAACCCCGAATGCGGGTACGTCGGGGACATGGAGATCATCGGCTATCCGTCGCGCGACGAGTTCGAGCTGGAGTGCCCCGAGTGCGGACTCCCGACGTATTCGAGGGTGGGATGAGATGGCAACCATCGATCATGAATGCGGCTGCGTGATTCACGAGGAGATCCACTACGAACTGCCAGACCAGCCGACCGAGTATGTGGTGCTTTTTGCGTGTGACCGCCACGAGTACACGCCCCAGGGCCTCCAGGTCGAGCGTCAACAGTCCACCATTCACACGAAGGAGCAAGCATGAGCAATCTCACCCCCGAGCAGCAGAAGGCGCTGGACGAGCTGGCGTCGCTGGATCAGAAGTACCGGCAGGGCAAGGTGGAGGCGCACGCCCGGCATCGCCGCTTGGCCGATGAGGAGATCCACGACCTGAAGCTGGCGCGCGACATCGCGGCGGCGCGGGCGGGCGCGCTGGGCGTGCCGAAAATCCGCATCGCGCAGGACGGCCTGCACACGACGCATGTCCAGGCGGCCCGGAAGGCGATCGCGAGCGGCGAGGCGGTGCTGGCGCCGGCGGTCAGCCTGAGTGACATCGAGGCAGTTGGGGCACTCGGCAAGCGCTTGGGCATCAAGCCCAGCGAGGAGTTCGCCGAGACGGTCGCCCAGTTCACCGCCGACCCGAACCTGCTTCTCTCGTCGCCCGGCGTCGTGTCCGTGACGCTCCGCGAGGCCGACTTCCGCGCCTTCGGCATCGAGGAGGAGGGCACGGCCGAGTGGCTGTTCACCGTCTCCGAGGACGGCGTGGTGCAGCCGGTGGACGGCGAGAAGGATGAGACCTGGACGCACCCGGTCGTGCAGGTTGTGATGGGGCAGGATGACTCCTGGCGGCGGCGGATTGTAGGGTTCGCTCGGAAGGAAGGTGAGGAGTGATGGGACAGCCGTACAAGGTGCGCCACACGATGCAGTACACGGAAGTCGTCTACTACGACGGGAGCGGCAACGAACTTGAGCGCGACCGCATCTACGACGACCACACCTACGACACTGGCGAGCGCGAACCGCTGGACGACCACGACCGAGACATTCTCGGCATCGAGGATGAGGGGGCTTGATGACGGCGGTTGATCGCCTCACACCCCGCCCGGACCAGGAGGAGTCCATTGTCCGCATCCTGGCGGAGCCGACAAAGGCGGCCCTGATCGCGGATGAGACGGGCTTCGGCAAGACTCTGATCGCGTCCGAGGTCGTGGTGCGGGCGGGCTGGCAGCGCGTGCTGTTCATCGGAATCGGTGCGACGTTCCAGCAGTGGAAGGATCGGCTCGAGGCTCAGTCGGACGGGCGCATCCAGCTCCGCCGCCTGGATTCGTCGAAGCCGGGCCGTGAAGCGTTCGACGCCTTCCTCGCCGGGGCACCGGGGCACTACTTCGCGACGATCCAGTGGCTTACCCAGCAGGACGTGGTATACCGCGACAAGGTGGACCTGCGCGGCAAGCCGGTCTGGAAGGTGAAGAAGTCCACGGGCGAGATCATCCTGAAGGACCGCAAGGAAGGCTCGATCGGCCCCGCGCAGGAGCCGGTGCGGGAGCGGCAGCGCGTCCGACTGGACACGTTCAAGAAGATGAGCGCCCGCAAATCCGGCCCGGTGGATGCGATCATCTTCGACGAGTCACATGCGATCGCGAACCGTGACAGTCAGGGCCGAAAGACGTTGGTGAGCATCGCGACGGAGTGGAAGATCGCGATGAGCGCGACGTGGGCGGGCAACTCGTTCGAGTTCGCCTGGAGCACTACGAAATGGCTGTGGCCGGACCTCATCCCGGCGTACTGGACGTGGCATGAGCAGTGGTGCCACATGCGGCCGAAACTCGACGAGGACGGCAAGCCCGTCCGCCGCAAGGGTGGCATGGTTGTGCAGGAACTCGTCGGCGAGAAGGAGCCCGAGGGGACGTTCGTGCGGTCCCTGCCGCTGTACCTGCGCCGCGAGCGGCCCGAGAAGGCGCCGGAGCCGATTGTGGTGGTTGTGGATGCGACGCCGGAGCAACGGGCGCAGTACGAAGATCTCAAGGAGGATCTGCTCACTTGGGCGATGAACTTCGAGGGCGACCATGAGCCGCTGGTTGTGGACATTCCGGCGGTGCTGCGGATGCGCCTGCGGCAGGTGGCGCTGGCGGAGTTGTCGCTCGGCGCGGATGGCGATGTCGTCTTCGCCCCGACTGCGGCATCGGCGAAACTGCGAGCGCTGAAAGGCGTCATCGACTACTGGGGCGATCAGCCGGTGGTGCTGATGACGGACTCCGAGAAGTTCGCACGCCTGACGGCTGAGCGTATGACGGCCGCGGGGTATAAGGCGGAGGCGTGGACGGGGAAGACGAGCGAGAAGGAGCGGGCTCGAATCAAGGCTTCGTTCCTTGCCGGCGAGTTCAAGTACCTCGTAATGACAGTCCAGTCGGGCGGGACCGGCGTCGACGGCCTTCAGACGGTGTGCTCGAAGATCATCTGGCTGTCGGTACCGGATGGTGACCCGAAGCTGGAGGAGCAGGCGCTCGGCCGGGTGTTCCGGCCCGGCATGACGGAGAAGTACGGCCCGTTCGAGCAGGTGCGGCTGCTCATGCGGGACAGCGTGGACGTTGACGTGCTCGAGAACCTGATCTCGAAGGGCCGCGCCATCCGCGGCTCGATCGGCGCCGCCGCACTGGCGCAGGGTAGTGGACTATAGGATGCCTGGACGGAAGGGGAACGAGATGGATTGGACATGGGAGTTCGGGGTTCGGTTCGCTGAGGACTCATGGGTGACGCCGGTCATGGGTGGCGCCGAGCGTGCGGTGCGGATGGCGGATGCCGAGCAGGGTGACCGGGTGTACCGTCGGCGCCGGTGTGGCTGGCTCCGGGGTCCGTGGTCCCCGCTTGGCGAGGCGGGTGCGGCATGAACCGCTGCGGGGCGACCTCACTGGCGTTGTCGGCGGCTGTGCTGGCGGGGCTGGCGGCGGGGTGGATCTCGTCGCACGCTGCGCCTGTGGCGCCTGAGGAGCCCGCCCGGTTCGCGGTGTCGGGCACGATCCGCTGGGTGGACAGCGAGACATGGATCGCGCTGAACGATGCGGGGCATCGCCCGTCGGGCATCGCGTCGGTCGAGCCGCTGGCGGATCGGGTGCGGGTGACGTATTCGGAGTGCGCGGAGAAGGTGGGGCATCTTCAGGCGACGCCGGATGAGCAGTTCGCCGCGGCGGGTGTGCGCGTGGGGGCGTCAGTGGGGCTCTGCTATGCGGACGTGTTCTTCTACATGGGCGCGAGTGATGTGCCGGTGAATCCGGGACTGCTGTCGCGGCAGGGTGCGAACGTGTGGCTGTCCGGCGAGTTCGACCGGGTGGCGCAATAGTCCACTAATGAGTAGGATGCCCAGTAGAAATCCTGCTGGGCGGAAGGGAGGGTGTGAGCGATGACCACCGACAAGACCGAACTCCTCGGCCAAATCGTCGAGGTGCGGAACCCAAACATTGACGACTGGGTATGGCGTGGCCGGGCGATTGCGATCGCACGGGAGCCGTCCATCATCATCGAGGATAAGACCGGGGCGCGCCACACGCTTCCGCTGGAGTGGGCGCGGCCGGCGGAGGAGATCCAATGACCCAGCCCGAACCGCAGTCGTCCCGCAAAACCCGCATCCCGATGTTGAGGTCGGGGCATTGCGAGCATCCGTCGACGCCTGAGCATCCGGGGTGCAGGCTCGCGAGCTGCGCGTGTGGGTGTCATTGCGGCGCCGAATCGACCGAACAGGAGAAGCCATGACCGACGAGCGAGTCGTGTACGCGGTCAGCAAGGGGTCGTACTCCGACGACGAGCGCGATCTCGCGCAGGCGCTGTTTCGGACGCTGTACGACGCCGGGGTGTCGTTTCAGTCCGGTGATCTGATCCCGCGACTCACCGCGACGGTCCGCGCTGCTGGTTTCCGCCGACAGGGGCCGATCACCGACGAGTGGGAGTACGCGGTCGCTGAAGTGCTGAGTGGCGAGTTGTACGTCTACGACATGAAGGAGTGCTTTACGGAGGCGGAGGCGCGAGCGCAGCGCGTTGAGGACGACGACATCATTGTGCGCCGTCGTAAGGCCGGCCCGTGGGAGCCCGTTCCGTCTACCACCGAACAGGAGGGCGACCGTGGCTGAGGTAGTGACGATCTACACCGTGAGGCGCGACCCCTACACGGCGGCGGCGAAGAACTCTGCCGGTTACGGCTCGCCGGAGTTCGAGTACGCCGCAGAGAGTGCAGGTGAGGCGCAGCGGAAGGCGATCGACGACTGCACGTGGCGGGACCCAAAACGCCACTTCCGATTCAACGTCATCGGCTCGCGGGTGGTCGTTGTCGGGACCGAACCGAC